TCACCACTTCTTCCCGCCGGCGGCTAGCCGCGCCTCGATCTTGTGATCCGCCCGGACTTTGTTGAAGGCGCGCTTTTCCTGATAGGCTCCTTCGAGGTCGTACCCGTGCGCTCCTGCATAATCAAAAATGCGAATGAGCGTGTCCGCAAGCTCCACCTCTGCCATTGAACGGTTTGGCAGTTTGCCGTCCATGAGGTCTTTGCGCTCACCTTCCATGCACTCGGCAATTTCGGACACCATGAGCATCAGAAGCTCACCTTTGTTCCGCTGCATTTTCTTGCCGTCCAAGCCTATCCACCACTGCATGTTATCGGCGTGGCTCTCGCGGGCATATTCATTGAGGTTCATCTAAAAATCTCCGAGGGTTAGAAGGGAATGTCGTCGTCCAGATTCGGCGGCGAGGGGCGGAGTAGCTTGCGCCAGGAACGGCGAAGCTTCATGTCGAGATCATAGATCGACGGCAACAGCATGCGGCGATAGTAGAAGCGGTCGAACCATGCACGCCGAAGGCGTTGCAAGATCGTCTTTGGTCCCGGCGCAAGCTGGCAGCGCCGGTAATGCTCGCCATAGTGGGGCGCGCCGCACCCGTTGCACGGTTCCGGCTCCCACTCATCGGGATCACTGTAATCGTAGGCGTCGTCGTAGTCGTAGTATCTGCTCATTCGAGCGCCCCGCACTCGCGGGCGTAGGCCATGAACTTTTCGACCTTGGCCTGCTTTGCAGCGATGGCGGCGCCGCTAAGGTCCGGCTTCGGAATCAAGCCCTCATTGGTCGCCATCCGCATGACGGCGATCAAGTCCGTCAACTCTTGCGATATCCGCTCGGCGTTGGTGAGCGGTTGCCCAGGCTGCACCTCGGCCAGGCCGAAGCGAAGCGCCTTTGAAACGCGCTGCCCGACTTCGGTGCATTCCTCGGCAAGCGACGTAAGCAAATTTTCGCTGCGATTCATTTCGCGTCTCGCCGGTCCAGCCGTTCGATTTCGGCGATGATCAGCGCGGCGGCTTTGACAAGCATCCGGCGCGGCGTGCCGGGCTTCCACCAAGAGAACACCCAAGGCCAGTGATTCTGGATAAGCCGGCTCCCGGTTTGCAAGCCGCTCGGCACATGCGCAGCGAGCGCGTAGCACGCCCCGGCATCGGCCATGTCGCCATCGTTGTGGCATTTATCGTCATGCTCGGTCGTCCAGCCTTCAACCTCAATCTGCCGGCGGCGTTCGGCGATGACGTCGCGAGCGGCGTCCGATCCGAAGCCGTCATATACGGACAGCAGCATTGTGATTGTGTCCGGGTTGGCGGCGGCGATGTACTCGGCGACGGTGCCGAAGTTGCCTTTCGGCCCGGCGGGGATCGCTGCAATCCACTGCCGACCTGTCCCGTGCCCGCTATCGCCGATGACGCGCACATACTTCTCGCCGAAAGATTGCTTCGCATCGGCGGACCATTGGTATTGTCGCCAGTGCTCGGGGATGCCGGCAAGAGCCGCCTTGAGGCCGTTGACGCGGTCGGGCAGCGTCCGCGCCTTTTCTGCCACGATCTCGGCCATATGCTCGGGAAATCGCGGGAAGGGCCTCGCCTTGGAAATGGTCAAATGGGCCATGAGGGCGTCGAACTGCCGGCGGATATCGGACGGGTCTGCGTCGGGCCAGAATTCGGCGATTTGCTCGTCGGTAAGCGGGTGCCTGGTCATTCGGTAACCTCTACAATTAGCCAGTCCGCGCCGCGCACGTCCGCGCCTTTGGCGGTGAAGGGGAACGGCGGGACGTCGCCGAGCTTGTTCTTGTCGAAGACGACTAGCGCTTCATCGACGCCGTTCCACGGCACCACAGAGACGCACGGTGCGGCGAGGGTTCCACGCGGTGCGCTGGACCGTGTGACCGTCAAGAACGGCCTGCATGGCCTCGGGGAAGGTCAAAGGACTATCTCTGATTTGATTTCCGCGAGCGTGGTCATGCTTTGCGCCTACGCATCACGACATCGAAGCCGAGCGTTTGCGCCACCGCGACGAGGCATCCCAGGGTCGGTTCGCGTTGCCCGCCGTTCCACGCATAGAACGAATTCATAGACACCCCGGACTTGTCTTCCATGTCCGCGATTGGCATCCCGACGCGCTTCCGTTCCGCGTTAAGCGCGGCCATTGAGCGGCGTTGGTTGCACAGATCGAATTCATCGATCTCGGAAAAATCTTCAACCGGTTTCGCGGTCATTTCGCCCCTCGCATCATTTCCCGAAGCTTGATCTTTTCCGGCGCGCTCATGTGGCCGGCTATTTGGTTGCAGGCGAAATGCGAAAGAAAGCAGTTCGACATGTGGTCGGGTCCGCCATGCGCTCGCGACACAAGATGCTCGGTGGTTACCTCGTCATCCGGCGAAGAGTGGGCGCCTGGGGCGGGCAGGATGCGGGCGCAATAGAAACACCCTGGCCCGTCCCGCTTGGTGAGCGCGACGTATCTGCCGCGTGTCTTCCGCCTCGCCGCGCCGCCCCTCTTGGTCGCGGCAAGGCTCGGAGTCCGGCCCGCGTTGTATTCGCTCACGATGGCGAGAAGTTCTTTCGGCCACCGCTGTTTTCCGGTCTTGTCCGCATAAACAACATGCGTTCCGGTTGATGAGCGAACCCGGATGATCTCGCGTTCGCTCGACGCGTCCAGCACCTCGGCGCCCCGGTCGGTTAGCCACGACTCGAAGTGGGCGAGGTCGCGGACGGTCACAGCAAACCCGCTTCCCGCGCCAGGTCCGCCGGCACCGTCAAGACGTGCAGCGGCCCCGCCGGGGCAAGGTCCACAAGGGCAAGAGGAATTAAGGCCTCGCGACCCGTCTCGCTACACCGGACCAATGCGGCCCGGTCGGTTCCGACAATGAGCTTTACTGTGCGGGTGATGGCTTCATTCTCGGCGGCCATGTCACTCCCCCTCATCGCGCGTCTTGGTGCGCTCTTTCGAAGTCACAAAGTTTTCGATTGTCTCGGCCCGATAGAGAATCCGGCCCTGCTTTTTGACGTAGCCGGGGCCGGTTCCCAGGACCCGCCAGCGGGCGAGCGTGGGCTTGCTGACGTGCAGAACGCTTGCGACGTCATCTACGGTTAGAAGCACCTCGCCGGTGGCGGCAAAGGCCACCGCGCGAGCTTCGTTGCTTTGTCCGATTGCCAGCGCCACGGCCTCGGTTTTCTCGGCCACGTTGGCGACGGCACGCTCGCATATCGCTAGCGCCCGGCGAGCGCCGGACGTTGCGATGCGAAGGTCGCGAATGAGATCAACACCGGACATGAGGGCTCCTTATGCCGGGTCGTAGTTGTCGTCGTCGTCATCGGTGCCGAAGACATCGTCGGCACCATCGGCGCCGCCGGCGTTACCTTCGCCGACCTCAAGCAACACGCCGTCTTCATCATGGGCGGGCAGTTCGTCCGCCACGGCTTCGATGACTGTCGGCGCCGGCTTCGGCTTGTCCGCTGCCTTGGCCGCTGCCATAGCGGCATGAACGCCCTTCGGCCTGCCCTCGGGCTTGGTTTCCGTTTCCGCCGCTACCGTCTCGGCCTTCGGCGTGATGTCTTTGATCTCGGCCATGTCCATGGCTTCGTCGGCGGTTGACATGCCGTTGAGGATATGCGGGGCGTAGAGGCGGCCGAAGAAAGCGGCCGACCGATACATGAGCATCAAGTCGTCCATCGTCACCCACTTTGAACCGGGGCGGAAATACCAGCCTTCCGCTACCGCCATGGCGATGGACACGGTCGGGCCTTCAAGCACCTCGCCGGTGGCCTTCTCGACCGCGTAGGCGGTGCATTCCTTGTTGATGACGGTCGCTTTGACAATGCGACTCTGCCGGGCGCCTTTCGGGCCGGTCCATTCGGTCTTGGAAACCTCTTGCTGCCCGAGGTTCACTTTGCGGAAGCGGATCGGCGAGAACAGGCCGCAAGCATTGAGCGCGGCGATGATGAATTGCGATGCCCAGGAAGGCCGGCCCTCGATCACGTTGAGGTTTTGCATAACCATGATGGGCGGGATCTGCATCCGGTTCGCCATATCGAGGGCGATCAGGGCGTTACCCATGTTGCCCTCACCCTGGTAGGCGGCGGGAACAAGGTTCGAACTGGTAAGCGCTTTGCAAAGGCGCTGGCCGGCGGCGAAATCGGCCTCGCTTGAGAATACCGAAATTGCGCGGTGTGACGGTGGGGTCGCCAGGGCGACAGCTTGACCGGTTGTCATGACTTTATGAGCCTTTCTTAGGCTTCGGCTTGGACAGCCGGAGGTTGCGATAGGTAGTTTCGGGGTAGTTCACGACCGAGGCGGCGCGGTGCGTCGTGGATGCGGAAAGCTTGAAGCCGCCGCCGAAGACCGTTTCGGTGTCTTTGATGAAATCGAGTAGTTCCGCCGCCGCGCGGGTCTTGTCTTCCTTGGCGAGCTTTTCCGCGATGTCGGCGTCGTACTTCGCAGTCATGAGGGCCTTGAGCTTCACAGGGTCCAGCGCGGGTTCCTCGCCTGGGTTGTCCAAGTCGAAGGACTTCGCGACCGTGGCGTGCCGGTACAGGGTGCGGATGGTTTCGTAGTCCGCGAGGTAGTCGGCTTGAGGCGCCTCATTCCTGGCGACCCGGCCGTGCATGTCCTCGACCCGCTTGAAGATTTCGCCGATCACTTCGGCGTCGCGGTCCCGGCGGAACGTCCGCACAGAGTTGCCACCGATAAGGCCGGCCACGGCGCCCCAAAGAAAGCCGGTGACGCCGAGTTGGTGTTGCACCTGAAACTCGATATGCGGCGGCGCCTCATCATCGGACCAATCTTTGCCCGCGATGAAAAAGTCGACGTTCTTGATTTCGAGACAGCCGAAGCCGAGTTCCGGGTGCGCGGGGTCAGTGATGACGTAGTCGGGGGAAGCCCCCATGCCTGCCACTACCTTGGACCTGGCGTAAAGGAAGGGGTGGGCGTCAACGATTTGCCAACCATTGTCGGCGCAGACGCCCGAAGCGATTGCGTTTTGCAAACGCTTGCCCCAAGTCATTCGCTCCGTTTCGGTGAATTCAACTGTGATGTTGCCGGCCATCTGGTGGAACATGTCGAACGGCGTCATGTAGGGGCTACACCCGAACAGCGCAGCGGCGCCCGTCGCGGTGATGTCCGGTTTCCGGAGCTTGTGCCAGGTGGACTCCTTGCGCGGCCAGAACCATTCCGCGTCGGCTGAATAAGCTGCCTTGCTCATGACGCCACCTCGGCTACAGCTGCGGCAGCAATGATGCTGCGGAAGGTCCGCCAGCGGCCGGAATGGAACACGCCAAGCGTGTCGACGCCTTGTCCGTCGAGGCGATGGGTAAGGCCGCCCGTAGGCTCAACCCATGCCTTGGAAATCCTGATTTTGTCGCCAGATATGTGGACCTCGGCGAGTAAGGTTCCCATCGGGATCGTGGTGCCGACCGTAAGCTCGCGGGCGCCTTCCGCTACGGGGATGTAGCGGTCGATTTCGCCGCCGCCTTCCCATTCAGCGACGATGTCATTAGGGCATGCGGCGCCGCCGGTGAGGTATTCGCCGTGCTTATCGAAAGCGCCGACACCGTCAGCGTAGAACCACGCGGAGCGACCCATGATGTCCCGGGTCGGCTCGTCTTTGCCATCCCGAAAAGGCCGCAATGGCCCGACCTGTTTACCGCTCCGCGTGCGGTAAACACCCCCCGTAGAAACCAGCATGTTACCCGAATCCTTCGTTTGCGTTTTGCTAACTGTTTGTAATATGCAAACACGCTATCGATGGCGTCAACTGGATTCTGCAACCAAATGATAAAATTCGAAGTTATTAACCGACCAGCGGTTTTATCAGGCCGACGCGGGCTTCATCAGCAGGATCGGCGCGTACCACTCAATCTCCGCTTCCTTTGGTTCGGCGGTGCCGAGGCGAAGAAGATTGTAGCTGCCAGGGGTGTAGCCGCGCCGAATCGTGCGCAGCAATATTTCCCCGTCCTTCGTGCCGACAACGCATCCCCGCCCGACCATCCTGTCGTCGGGCTCCCGCCTCGCGCCGGACACCACGATCCAGCCGTCGAGGACATCCATGTTGGATTGAGGTGTCCTGAATTGAAACGCGGTTGCGCCGGGCTCGACGCTGACACCGATGTCGATTCTCTTTCGCCTCGCGCCGGGCTCGCTGTGGACGCGGGCACTCTCGTCAATCCAGCCTTCGAACGGCAGGAGGTGAGGCGCCGAGACGTCGCCGGCTTTGATGCCATCGACCCGGATGCCCATGTTTTCGATGACATCGGACACGGTGACGCCAAGTATCCGCGCCATGTCGGCGGCCTTCTCAAGCTTGAGCTTCCGCTTGCCGGACAGGAGCATGCTCATTGTCGACCTGTCGATATCGAGCATTCGGCCAAGACCGGATTGCGAAAGCCGGTGCTCTTCAAGCTTCCGGCGAAACCAATCAACATTCGGTTTCATCAACTCACTCCCTCACTCATGCACTGTTATCGATCTGCCATATCAAACTTGTTAACATTTAGCAAACGATATCAATGATGAAAGTTAATTCCCCTTTGCAATACGTCACTGAATTGTTCGCGAACGGAAGGCGTGCCGAACTGGCACGATTGCTTGGTGTAAGCCGTTCAACTGTGACAGGATGGGACAATTTGGACCGCCGCCCCGATGGGATGGGCGGGACAATCCCTGCCGCCTACATGTCCAAACTGCTCAAAATAGCGGCACAGCGCGGAATCAAATTGGATTTCTCTAAAATTTTCCCGAGTTGATCTTTCGATTGCGGCCATTTCTGGGCTTGCGTTTGTAAACCGAAAGTGTTTGCATTATGTCAACGTTTATCGGATTATAGCAAACGTGGACGAAAACGGCAGGCTTTGGGACTTTAGGTGCGAGGTCTGCGGTAAGTCCGCAAGCTTCGGATACAATGTGAAAATTCGGGTCGGACGGCTCGGGAACTGGCGTTGCTTTGCGCACCGTGTTGACGAAACGCAAACACCTCGCCAACCCGAGCACCGAGTCGAGACGGCACCGGCGCCACCGCCGCCGCCTCCAAATCAAGGGGATCTGTTCTGACATGATGGGCAACACCGAATTCTTGGACGGCCGCGTCTCGCTGCTTTCCGGCGACTGCCGGGAGCGACTCAAATCGTTGCCGGACAACTCTGTCGACGCCGTTGTGACAGATCCGCCTTACGCACTTGAATCCATCCGGAAGCGGTTCGGCGGCGAGAATGCGGCGCCTGCTCAACATGGCAAGGATGGCGCCTTCGCTCGCCTCGGCCGGGGGTTCATGGGGAAGCAATGGGATACGGGCGAGGTTGCGTTTGACCCCGAATTCTGGCGCGACGTGCTTCGCGTCCTAAAACCTGGCGGCTTCCTCGTCGCCTTTTCTGGCACCCGTACCTATCACCACATGACTGCCGCCATTGACGCCGCCGGCTTCGAAGTCCGGGACTCGATGCTGAACATGATAGCCAGCGATACCGCTGTGATCCGTTTCTTGGAAACGCTGTCAGCCGAACAGGTCGAGGCGTTCTTTAGGTGCTTGGAGGAAAGCACGTTCGGCGGAATGCTGGCGTGGTGCTACGGCACCGGAATGCCTCACGGCCTCAACGTTTCGAAGGCCATCGATAAGCACCTTGGCGCGGAGCGCGAAAAGAAGCCGGTTAGCGGCGCCCCGGCCTACCAGCGCAGCGTCGGCAATACCCGGCCATGGATGGAAGACCCTGACCACATGGTCGACGGCGACGTCGCGGTGACGCCAGAAGCAGGGGAATGGCAGGGCTGGAATACGAACCTGAAACCGGCATGGGAGCCCATTTGCATGGCTCGCAAGCCGCTATATGGCACCGTTGCCGAGAACATCCTTACCCACGGCACCGGCGGAATCAACGTTGGCGCCTGCAAGATAGACGCCGAGAAGGTCACGGGATGGAGCGGAAACGCGGCCGGTGGCGGCACATGGACCGATGAGAACAGCGGCCTTTGCAAAGATGGTGAAGCCAGGCCTTCCGAGGGGCGCTACCCGGCGAACATCATCACGGACGGCAGCGCCGAGGTAACGGCGGCCTTCCCAAGTGCTGCAGGGGCACAAGGCCGCGTCACCGGGCGGGAGCCAAGCGAAAGCACTAAGAACACCCACGGCAAATATGAGGCGCGGGCCAAAAGCGAGCCCCGAGACGATTCCGGTTCCGCAGTGCGATTTTTCTATTCTGCGAAGGCGGACGGCGACGACCGTCTCGGGTCAATGCATCCGACCGTCAAGCCGGTTGATGTCATGCGCTGGCTTGTCCGCCTCGTCTGCCGCAAGGGCGGCACCGTGCTTGACCCGTTCGCCGGAACAGGCACCACGGGCGAGGCCGCGTTTTGGGAGGGCTGCAACGCCATTCTCATTGAGCGTGAGGTCGAATACCAGCGCGATATCGCGAAACGCATGTCGCTTGTGCTGTCCGGCCCTGACACGAAGAAACGGGCGAGGACCAAGCTTGAGCCGCCCGAGGGTCTGCCGCTCTTCGGCGAAGATACGGTCGCCCACGTCGCAAAGATCAACGGGGGGGGGCAACCGGCGGGTCTACGGGAGCTTCGCCGAAGACTCCATGTCGAAGGCCGAGCAAAACGCAAAACGAAAAGCTCGCAGCCAGCGCTTTAGTGCGCATTGAGTGTTGACGAAACGCAAACACTTTCGAAGGAAATCACATGAAATGGACTGCCGAAAACAAGGCCGAGGCGGCACGCCTATGGTCGAGGGGAATGACCGGAACCGAGATCGCTGTTGTGGTCGGTTCCTCGCCGGAAGAACTTTACGGACTGGCGCGCCGCAATCCTGTCCTGTTCCGCCCTCGGGGTCACGGCAATGCACGCCCTCGCAAGACGGCGGCACCGCCGCAATTCGAAGGGCCGGCGCCGAAGCCGTTCAAGGTGTGGTTCCCATCGAAGGCGCCAGGCTATGGCGGCGTTCCGCACGGCCGGCTCACCTCTTGCGGCTGTCAGTACCCGCTTTGGGGCCATCACGAAGAATTTGACGTCTCGACTTCGCTGTTTTGTGGCGCACCGCGGATTCCAGACAGCCGCCGCCCATACTGCGGTTTCCATGCTCTCGCCACCGGCGGGAAGGGGACTCCGGGCGAGCGCCGCGCGGTGCGTGACGCCATCGTGGTCGACGCCCGTGAGGCCGTGGCGGCATAATGGCCTTCGTCCTTCGCCCCTACCAGCAAGAGCTTATTGTCGAGGCGCGGGACGCGCTTCGCGAGGTCAATTCCGTTCTTGTCCAGATGGCGACGGGCGGCGGCAAGACGGGCCTCGCCGCCTTCATGGCGTTATCAGCGGCGAAGCGCGGGAAACGGGTCGTGTTCGGCGTCCACCGGCGCGAGCTTATCAAGCAAACCGCGCTCACCTTCGACAAGGTCGGGATCCCCTACGGCATCATTGCTTCGGGCATGACTGGCGACCGCCGTCAACCTGTGCAGATCGCCAGTATCCAAACGCTCGGCAAGCGGATGGACCGATACGGCGCGCCCGACCTCTACGTGCCGGATGAGGCCCACCACGCCGGGGCGAAATCGTGGGCCGACATCATTGAGGAATACGCGAGCAAGAAATCCAAAATCGTAGGGCTGTCCGCGACGCCGGAACGCATGGACGGTACCGGGCTAGGGAAATGGTTCGGGCGGATGGTGACGGGGCCGAGCCCGGCCTGGCTCATGGAGCAAGGCTACCTCGCCACCTATCGCATGTTTGCCCCGACCTCGCCGGATCTCGGCGGGGTCAAACGCACCGGCGGCGACTTCAATAAAGCCGAACTTGAAAAGCGGATGGGTGCCACCGCGATCACCGGCAACGCGGTCGAGCATTACCGGCGCCTCGCCCATGGCCGCAAGGCGATGATCTTTTGCGTGTCCATCAAGCACAGCTTGAGCGTGGTCGCGCAATTCCAAGCCGCCGGCTACACCGCCGCTCATATCGACGGCGACTCCCCGGATCGCGACGCCATCCTTCGCGCCTATGAACGCGGCGCAATTCAGATCCTGTCATCGGTGGACCTCGTTTCCGAGGGCTTCGATTTGCCGGCGATTGAGGTCGCCATTCTGTTGCGACCGACGCATTCGCTGCCGCTGTTTTTGCAGCAAGTCGGCCGCGTCCTTCGCCCCGTCTACGCGCCCGGCTTTGACCTCGACACCCAGGCGGGCCGCCTCATGGCGATAGCGGCGGGGCCGAAGCCTTACGCCCTCATTCTCGACCACGCCGGCAACAGCATTCCGAAGGATCAAGGCGGTCGCGGCCACGGTCTCCCCGATGACGACCGGGAATGGACGCTTGAGGGTCACAAGAAAAAGAAGCGGGCCAAGGACGAAGACGAGGACGACGAGCCCGCCGTTACGTCCCGCCAGTGCCCGAACTGCTTCCGGGTCCATCCGCCGGCACCGACATGCCCGCAGTGCCATCACGTCTACCCGACGATGGGGCGGACGGTGAAAGAGCTTGCCGGTGAACTCGCCGAGGTCGAGCGCGCCGCCCGCGTCGTCGCGAAGCAAGAACAAGCCTCGGCGAAGAGTTTGGAAGACCTCGTCGCCCTCGGAAAAATGCGGGGAATGAAGAACCCGCACGGGTGGGCGAAGCACGTCCACGCCGCCCGAATGTCCAAATCTCAAACCCGCTATGTGCGATGAAAGGTTGCCCTATGCCGCGATCATACAACGACTATATCAAGACCGGCCAAATGACCGATTTGGAGGCCATCAAGCACAACACGGTGCGCCAGGGTGGCCGCGTCGCGATTGCCGCCGCGCTGGCCGCTCACGCCCGCGACGGCCTGCCCGCTGATGCCGCCGCGTTCGGCGTCCTCGACACAATCGCGGTCAAGTTGGTCGAGTGGTATGGCCCCGCCGCTGCCGGCGAGGTGTTGCGCCATTACGCCGAGGTTTGCGAGCGCCAGGTCGCGAAGGTGGACGCATGAAACCGGCGCACCTTCAAATTCTGCAACACTCGCTTGGCTTGGACCAATACGGGCGTGGGACCTCGAACCGCGATCACTTCGTTACCGACGAGGGTAGCAAGGACCACGGCGCTTGCGTCGAGCTCGTTGAACTCGGGTTCATGATCCGCCGCGCCGCCGTTGAAATGTTCGGCGGCGCCGATTTCTTCCGCGTCACCCCCGCCGGCAAGAAAGCCGCCATTGAGAACAGCCCGCCGCCGCCGAAGCTTTCGCGAAGCAAGCAACGTTACGCGGACTATCTCGAATCCGATTACGACGTTCCGTTCGGCGACTGGCTGAAATGGAAGGAACGGCAGCGGCGAGGGCTCGCGCTATGAAAGCCCTAAAGTCCGTGTTCGAGTCGGAGGCCGCGCTTTGCGCCGCCTTCATAGCACAGTTGCCGAAGGATTGGACCGCTTACCCGGAAACCGCCGGTTTCGACATCCTCTTGGTGCGTGGTGCCGATGGCGCGCAAATCGGCGTTGAGGCGAAAATGACCCTCAATGCAAAGGTGCTTTTGCAGGCCGTGGAAGGCATCTATTCGGGCCGAGGCAGCGAGTACCCGGCACCGGACTTCCGCGCTGCCTTGGTGCCGTCTGGCGCCGCCGGGGCGGAACTGAAAACCGTTGCAAGCTACCTCGGCGTTGTCGTGATCGCGATGACTAGCGAGGCGGAACGCGAGGCCGAGGAAAAGGCCTTCGCCGAGAAGTTCGGCGTTTCCTATCGCCGTGCTCACGTCAACGACAAGCCGTGGTTTACCCCGGAACTGCCGGTTATCGGCCATGACTGGCGCAGGCTATGGGCGGACCATTGCCCGGCGGAAAGGTGCAAGGTTCCGGCTTATGTTCCCGATGTTGTCGCGGGCGCCTCGGGGCCTTCTCAACTTTCGGAATGGAAGATTAAGGCGATCAAGATTTGCATAATCTTGGAGCGCCGAGGCTTCGTCACCATCGGCGATTTCAAGCGGGTCGGCATCGACCGGAAGCGCTGGTTTGATATGCGGTGGCTTGCGCATACTGATGACCGGGGCCGCTACATCGCCGGCCGCAGCGCCTTGAACCTTCGCGCCGCCCATCCGGTGAACTACGGGCAGATCGAGGGGGACTTTGAAAAATGGAAGCCGGCCGAAGACGAGTTGAAAGCCGAGCTTAAGCCACGGCCGGCGCTGCTATGAGCACCGGAACGAACCTAATGAACCGGTGCTTGATCGCGCTGTCCAAAGCAGGGGCAACGGTATGGCGGAACACCACGGCGGCGGGATGGGCTGGCAAATCGTTTTCGTTGTCGCGCGGTGAGGTTTACCATGCTCGGGGCGGCGAGCGAGTCGTGCTTGACGCCTATCCTATCAAGGCCGGCCTTTGTGAAGGGTCCGGCGATATCATCGGCCTCAACACAATAGAGATCACCCCGGACATGGTCGGCACCCATGTTGCGGTGTTCTGCTCATGGGAAGTCAAAGACGGCCAGGGCCGACCTACACCGAAGCAAACCCATTTCGCCGGCTTCGTTGCGGCGGCGGGCGGCATCGGCGTGATCATAAGAAGCGAAGCGGAAGCGCTCGAAACAATTAAGGCATACCGTGGCAGACAGTGACGAGAAAAAGATCCTCGAATTTGTCGAGGCGATGCGGTCGGCCGGCGTTTATCTGGACACCGCGAACGTGCGGGGCTCATCCCATCCCATAGCGGACGGCAAGATCCACCGGGCCAACGCGCAAGGCAAGGCGAAGGCCAAAAATCAGCATATCTGGTATGTACTCCACTGCGACTCCCCGGCCTCGGGCGCCTTCGGCGATCTGCAAACCGGAGTACAGGACACATGGACGGAGAAGCGGCCGTCCTCAATGACACCGGCGGAACGGGCCGCCCTGAAACAACGCATGGTGGATACGCAACGCCAGCGGGACGAAGAGCGCGCCGCGCTGCACGCCGCCGCCACGGCCGCAGCAACCGCTATCATGGCGCAAACAGAGAAGGCGCCGGCTACTCACGCGTACCTAGCGAAAAAGCGGTTGCCGCCGTTCCCTGGCCTTCGCCACCTCAAGACAAATGTTCGGTACGTCATCGACCCCGAGGAAGACACCCGCACCGCTCGGGCCGGCTCCCTCGTCGTGCCGATCTACACGCCGGCCGGCGCGCTGGTCAGCGTCCAGCTTATCGGCAATGACGGCACCAAGCGGTTCTTGAAGGGCACCGCGAAGGAAGGGAACTACCATTCCATCGGCAAGAAACCGGAAGAGCCTGGCGCTGTTATCGCCATAGCCGAGGGCTACAGCACCGGCGCTCGAGTCCATGAGGCAACAGGCTACCTCACCATTGTCGCCTTTGACGCCGGCAACCTGGCGTCTGTCTCAAAGGCGATCCGTGCGAAGTATCCGGAGTCCCGGCTACTCTTCGCGGCGGACAATGACCGGCTCACCCCGATGCCGGACGGCCGGATGAATCCCGGCCTCACCAAGGCACGCGATGCAGCGGACACCGTTGGTGGTATCGTGGCGTTCCCCGAGTTCGACGCCGCCGATATCGAGCTAACCGACTTCGATGACCTCGCGCAGAAATACGGCCTTGACCGGGTTCGCGCTGTTATCGCCGCCGTGGTTGATCCGCCGGTCGGGCCGAACGAAAGCAACCCGCCGCCGGCCGAGGATGACGGCGGATACCATCCGGACGACCAAGACCATGGCGGCGAGGATGACACCCGAGGCGGGAGCCCGCGCGGCGCCGATGGCGAGGTCGAGCACCCGCTGGCAAGCTTCGGCGATCCTCATTTCCGTTGCCTCGGCGTTGACGAAACGATGTTGTTTTTTCAGCCCGCGAACGTGGCGCAAGTCATCGGGCTCAACGCTTCGGCGCTGTCATCTTCGAACATGATGCGGCTCGCGAAACTGCAATGGTGGGAGTCCGAATTTCCCGGCGCGAAAACTGGCGTCGACTGGCAAGCCGCGATCAACGCTTGCATGCAGGCTTGCATGTTCCGCCGCAAGTTTGTGCCTCACAATTCGGTGCGGGGGCGAGGCGCATGGTTCGAAGGCGAAACCGCGATCTATCATGCCGGCGACCGCCTCATTGTGGACGGCGACGAGACTTCGTTTCACGATCACAAGAGCCGGTTCGTTTATGACGAAGGCGAGTCCATGGCCGTCGAAATGGATGCGCCTATCTCGACCGCCGAGGCAAGGAAGTTCCTGGCGCTTTCCAAGAGCCTGAGGTGGGTTTCCCCGTTGTCCGGCTACTTGCTGGCGGGATGGTGCGTTGTCGCCCCTGTCTGCGGCTTCCTGAAATGGCGGCCTCACGTTTGGGTCAATGGTCCCTCGGGTTCCGGCAAGTCGACCGTGATGGATCAGATTGTGAAACGCTGCCTCGCCGCCACCGCGCTAAGCGTGGTTGGCAACACCACGGAAGCCGGCGTGCGTGGGGCGCTTGGCATGGATGCGCTGCCCATCATCTTTGACGAGGTGGAGCCGAAAGACCAGAACAATCAAAACCGGATACGGGCAATCATGGATCTCGCGCGCGTCGCGGCCTCGGAAGGCGACGGCCTCATTCTCAAGGGCACCGCGAACCAAAAGACGAAGGGATTTCGCGCCAGGTCTATGTTTGTGTTCGCCTCGATTGTCACACAGATCGAAGGCTATGCGGACGAATCCCGCATCACGCAATTGACCCTGGCGGACCCCGCCCAAGACACAGACGAAGAGAAGGCGATCAACAAAAAGCACTACGAAAAGCTGCTGTCCGACATCGTGGACCTTCTCACACCGGCTTTTTCGAAACGGCTACTGGCGCGGACTATCAAGCATCTGCCCACGCTTCGCGCCTATGTCGATGTCTTCACCGTCGCGGCGGCGCAACACCTCGGCAGTCAACGCTTAGGTGACCAGTTGGGACCAATGCTTGCCGGCGCCTATCTGTTGAACACCACGAAGCCGGTCACGGTTGAAATGGCGCTGGAATGGCTTCGTGGCAATGACTGGACCGATCACAGCGCGAAGGGCGCAACCAAGGACTCCGACCGGTTCCTGCAGCACGTCACCGGCTATCTTGTCCGCCACAACACGCCCGAGGGCGGAACCTGGGAACGGACCATCGGCGAGCTTCTAGAGCTTGCCGCCTACGCCGCCGATATGCTGCCGTCGAATGATGGCTACGGCACCAAGGAACCGAACAAGAAAAAGGGTTCCGCTGTTGCCGCGCTGGCACGCATGGGGATCAGGGTTTGGCATGGCGCGGAGTCCGGCCTCATGGTGGACATCACCACGTCGCACGAAAGCTTCAAGCGGCTTGTGTTGAGGTCCACCGAATGGGCGTCCACGAAGTACCGGGACATCCTCAAGGCGATCCCAGGGGCCTACAGCGGCAAGGGGAACCGGTATTTTTCCAGCGGCATCAACACGCCGTTTGTGACTGTTCCGCTCAACGCGCTTCTCGGGGAGCGGGAGCCCGGCGAAGACGACGAATGAGCGTTGACAAAACGCAAACGACTCGCGTCTACTCAGTTCGCAAAAGCACTGCACAGCCCGGTGGAACGACTCGGCGAGAAGCAGCTACGGCCAGGGGGTAAGGCAGTTGATTCCCTTGGCAATCAGTCTCGCCATTCCGGCGGGTAAAAGAGGAACCAAGATGCACAAGACCAGATTTCTTATGTCTGCACTTGCCGTCGTCGCGCTCGCCTTTTCGGTATGCTCGGCGCCGGCTTTCGAATTCGAGCGTGTCACCGTCACCGCCGCCAGCGTGGAACACCAGCCCGCCGCCATTGCGGTTCCGGCGGATCTCGCCATCGTCTCGGCCACGGAAGACTCGAGCCGAACGCGGGCCAGCGGCGCCGAAAGCACCGCCTCCGTTTACTTCGCCGTCTACAGCACCACCGCCCCGGCCATCGGCCGCCACCGAACTTTCGCGGTTCCCTGGGAAGTCTGACAGCCTCTAATGTATCCCGAGCCCGGCGCGCCAAACGCCGGGCTTTTTTCATTGCCGAGTGGCGCGAACGTACCTCAAAGGCTTGTGGCCTGGCGTGCCGTGGTGAAGAGCCTCGCCGAGATCCCGCATGTCCATTTCCTGGCCGCAGACCGGGCATATCTGAAAATGTTTCGCGTCGTCCTTATAGGGCGCGTCATGGTCAACGCCCTTGTAGCCGGTCCCCGCATTGTTGGTTGGTGGCCGCTTCGGCAGGTCCGAATTCTTTGATTCTCGTCGCATCAAACGGCAACGCGGGCGACGCGTTTTTGTTGCGCCGGTCTTGACCGATGTTCCTGATGTGTACACATAGGAATAAATTCAAGCGGAAGAGACGATGCCGAGGCGATGGGCTGATGAGGCCGAACTAGCCGCGCTCATGATGACGCGCGCCAACGCGGGGAAGCGGGTGACACTGTCGCCAGAAACGGCGATGTTCGTCGCCTTAAAGCTTATCACGGCCTCGGCGAAGCCAACGGCCGCCGAGGTCGCGCTAATGATCTGCGATAGCAGGTGCGAGCGGCCGTGTTACCCGTGCCAAGGCAAGGCAAACGGAATCGTCCGCGCCTACGGGAACAGGGCGGGCTAGGCCGCCAGATTCAGGCTTGAATGGGCCTCGCGGATGGCGACCACGAAGCGCCTATACCGTTGAACCTCTTCGTGGCGCAGCGAGCGCTCGCGGTCAATGGCGCCCCATACAAGGGCGGACAGGGAAGCGCCTTCGTGGGCGTGCCCGGTGTCCTTTAGCGCGGCTTGCACCTTGTCACATTCGGCCACGATTTCGGCTAGCGCGGTGCTGCAAAGATCCTCGGCCGCTGCCTGTTGCGGCGGGGACACCTTGTAGCCGCACTCGGCCAGGGCCTTGAGCACCAAGTCGGTTGCGGCCAGTTCGCAACTCGGCGCTATCGGTTGCTCGGTGCGGGTAAGTGAGCGGTTCCGGCGGCGGATGGCGGCGCCGATGGTGAAGCAGATATCATCGACAGTGTAGCCGGAATAAGGCGGCTGGCGGCTGATCTCCGTCGAAGGGAATTCGGCAGAATAGTCATCGTCGGTTGACGACATAAAGACGACTTCGCTGGCGCCGGCGGCGATCAGTTCTTGAAGCTCTTCGTTCGATAGTTTGCGGTCCAGGACCGGGGACGGCCGCAACAGCGATTCGAGGCGGTTGAAGGAGTCCGGCGTAATCGTGAACCGGACGCCGTCGACGCCAAAGGCGGGCTGCAGAAGCCTCCCCATTGCGACGAGCTTGTCATGCGAGGCGATGGCGCGGGCCACCGTCTTCGCCCGCTCCTCGGCGTCTTCACCGACACACATGACAACGACGTCGCCATCGCTTTGGACGTAGGCGTTACGCGTTCCTACTGTTGTGGTGATCTTGCCGGGGAACACCTTTGACATCGGCGCATGGGCGCCACTCAAGGATTCCTGAACCGCCTGGGTCGTCATGGTCTTTCTTCTCCTACGATTGTAAGTCTGCCCGCTCGGGCCTCGACGCGGATCTCTCTGATGTCCTCCCATGCGCAGCCGAACCCGAGGTGGATACGAAGGCCGGGGGCGTGGCCCCTTAAGGCGTTCAGGCTGGCGACGTGCTCGACGCGCTCTCCCTCGGGCGTCATCCATGCCGGCCGGGTCCGCGTAGCGCCTGGCGCTGGCGTCCACCCCTTGTCGACGCGCGCCACGTTGTCGGCGTGACTCGGCGGGCAGAACAGGACAGCGTCGCTCACAGGCCGGTTCCGAACATCATGGCGCCGAGCGCACCGCCGAACATGACGGCGCCAAGGAAGATTGCGAGCGCGGCGGTGCCGAGGACGAGTCCGAGACAGACCATCGCGACATCTTTGCCGGACACCGCCGGCTCTTCGAGTTCGGCGTCGGTGTAGTGGTAGGTTTGAATGGTCATGTGATGATCTCCAATCCGTCAACAATGCTAGCAAAAGTGTTTGCGTTTTGCAAACACTAAGGCGAAATAAAAAGGCCGGCTGCTCGGGGCGCTACGCGCGCCCCATGGTGCAATCCAGGCCGGTGGCGCCGCTGAAAAACCGGCGAAGGTCTTCGGCGTAGACGCCGCTGGACTTCGACACCTCGGCGACCTCAAGCTTGCGGCCGTTCCACTTGCCGAAGGTGAGTTCGTAGACATCCATTGTGGTCAGCTTGATTTCAACGCGGTCGATGCCCTGGGCGGCGAAGCCGCGAGGAAGGGCGAAGCGCAGCGCGTCGCCGCAATCGACCAGGCTCTTCGCGCCGGTCATGGCGAGGAAGCGGTTTCCGCCGAGTTGAGCGAGGATTTCGTTTGCGATGGTCATTTGCGTCGGCTCCGGTTTCGATATGCTCACTATACATTATGAATATCGGTTTGCAATACGCAAACACTTGGCCGATGATCTTTTTTCAACCGCTTCGGCCGGCGGGCGCGGCGTCGCCAGCGGGACCCCGTAGCCTGAAATAGTAGTCCTGTTCCCACCATTCGCCGGGGCGGGCTTGCGGGTGGATCTCATAGTCAGGCCCTTCGTAGGCCTCATAGATGGCGGAACCAAGCACCCTGCGGCAGGCGGCCCGAGCGGCGCGAACCGCCGCGCTCCGGGTTGTGTAGAGCCGGTACGTGATGCCCTGCACATCGACCGTGGTTCGCCTCGGGGCCGTCACGCCTCGACCCGCGTGATGGTTTTGTTGTTTTTGAGAAAGGAGTCGGCGGTCCAGTGCGGGGCAACCAGCTTCCACCCGTAGGGCGGGCGGGCACTCTTGTAGATGCTTTGGTCCCGGACTCCTTCATCCTTGGTGACGTAGCCTTGCCCCGTGGCATCGGCCCAAACCCATATCTCATAGGCGTTGCCGATTTTGTGGCCGACCAGCTTGATATCAACAGCGGCGCCGGTGAGCCTTTGAGCAGTTGCGATGTCCATGTTCATAGCTCCTCACGCGGCCCGGATAATGGGCGCCATGGAATAAGAGCCCATCGGCTTGACGAACTCGGCGCCGTCATAGGAGCCGATACGCAAAGTCTTGCCCTTTTCGGTCTTGATGGTTTTCGCGGTGCGAGACGCCACCGTGATCGAAAACCAGCAGTTGCTATCGCAGATTGAGCGGGTTTTGTAGGTCTTGCCGGCTTCGAAAGAGGTCATGGCTGCATTCCCTTGTTGGTATCCGTAATATACATTACGAATATCAGAACGCAATGGGCTAAAACAAAATTTCTAGATCAATTTCAATGGGTTCGACAGGCCACAACGCGACGCAGTCCAGCGGACTTTCGTGGGTGACCCCGGACAGGATACAGCCGTATCTGTCATAGGCGCCGATGCCTTCGGCGATGAACCATGCGGAGCGCCCGGCGGCGTCCGAAGTGGCGCCGTCCTCTTCGTCACGAAAGGGGCGGAGCGGCCCCACCTTCATGCCACCTCGGCCAACAAAGACGCCGCCGGTGTAAACGCTGATCGCGTCGCCGGCCCGATGTTCGGCGATGTTGCTGTAGCTGGTTTGCGGGCTGGCATGTGTCACGGTATTTCCTCTTTGGGCGCGCGGCGCCGGTTCTTATGAGAAAGGCAATGCATGCGTGGCTAGGAATTTGTTCCTGTTCTGTTCGTACAAGGGATAAAAGCATAACTCAAGCGAAATCGCTGAACTCAAACGATCACCGGAGCTAAACTTAAATCGCCCATATCTTCGGATTGTTGCGTCGGGGCACCAAGCCGGGGGTTAGCAACTCATCGAGACGACGAGCCGACGCGCCTTTAGCTGCTCTCGCAGCACTGGACATGCGCGCGCCGCCCCCGGCCAAAGCCAGGGTGTGCGGCGCCGCTAAGCGTTCGCACGTCTCGGCGCGTGATGCGCCTCAGTCTCGATCAGGGTTGCTAAGCCCGGTGTGGTCCTACCATAAACGCGGGGCGTCGCAATAGAAGTTTCGGTCGGTAACAATTTGTGAACGTAAGTATGTACCGACTGTATTACTTCACACGCCGCTAATGTGACTTAGCGCGATACAGCCGCCACCACCGGACACATACGCAACGGCGGTATGTCCGCTTAGAATGGTAGCGCCTGGGGCTTTGATAGTCCGCTCCACGGGCTCGCCTTCGATGATGCCAGGCCAACACATGATGGTTGATCCGACCGGGTGCGCGGCGTTGAAGGCGTCGCATGCCGCTTGCATCGCGGCTTGGTGCTCGGCTCTCACCTTCTCTCGGCCCTTGAACGTGAGGCCGAGGCCGCACCCAGGGCACCGCGCCGTCGCGATATAGACGATGCGGTAGCAGTGGAAACACGTTTTGCACGGCGGGTCGCGGCGGGTCACTTCGGAGTCCTCTTCAATCTGGCCTGAAAAGCGGTAATCGCGGCGTCGCACTCGGCGAAAACATCGGGAAGGGTGCAGCCCTTCCGGTAGCGCCTTTTTTCAGCGATGGCGGCCCGTAGGGCCTGCACCTTCGTTTTGGCATATACTTTGATGTAGACGCCACCGACGCCCTCGGCGGACCTCGCCCAAGCCGGTATGTTCGGCAACCATCCGAAGTCGCCATGCTTCGTTGATCTCTTGCCCCATGTGAATGGGGCCTTGACCGTGAAATAGGCGCGGCCTTTGATGATCGACCGCAACCCATATTCGTCTATCTCGACCTTGCCTGTCTCGTCATCAAACCAGGCGCGGAAATAGAATTCGCCGGCAACGTGCTTGAGCGCGGCCATCACGCCGCCTCGGCAAGTCTGTTGATGGGCTGCAGGCCGCCCCATTGGTCCGCCATGGCGGCGGCGATGCCAGGATAGAAGCGGGCGCGCTCCCGCCACCTGTTAGCGGCGTGCTTGCCCCATCCGGTGGAGCGATGGACTCGGGCCTCGCGGTCCTCGACGATGCTGGTCGGTGTCAGTGGTGGAAGGTTTTTCAGCCAAAAACAGGTTCGCTTCACCTCGCCGTGCCCGAACTGCCAGGGCTGGACGCTTTGCGCGAAAGGTTCGTAGTTCGTGATCCTTTCCTTGGCGTGCTTGTGCATCACCGGATTTTCAATGCAGATCCGGTCGATCCGAGCATTCCAGAACGCGGAAAACAGCGCGGCGCCTTCGTCCAGTTCGGCCCACATTTGCGGGACCGTCTTCCCCGGCGGTGCCTTCGTCAACCATCGGACGCCGGAATTGCAAAGCCGGGTGCAAGGCGGGTGCGCCACCATGAGGAGATCCCATCCATCATCAAGGATGGTTGTCGCGTCGCCCCTGATATGGCGGTTGCTGCCGTCTTCCGAGGGCAGGACATCGCATGACCAGGCGTCATGCCCGGCGGCTAGAAAGGCGTTGCGGACGGTGCCCGAGAATTCGCAGGCGACGAGGACGCGAAGCGGATTGATCGGCTGCATGTCAGGCGCCCAGGATGGCGCGGCGAAGGCGCAAGATCTGATCATAGGAAAGGGCGTGAACGAATGAGGAATGAGCGGCGGCGACCTCGGGCCGCCCCGCACGCTCAAAGACGTGGCATTCCGCCAAGAGGGCGAGGCGGACCTTGGCGGCGAGCAAGGCGTGTTCCGCGGTTTGGACCTCGGCGTCGGACATTACGGCCATGGCGCTAGACCAACTTGCCGACGATGGCGCCGGCTACGAGTTTGGATTGCTTGGACTTGTTCTTGATCGCCTTTGGGGCGAGCGCGTCGGCGACGCTTTGAAGATCAATCGTGATTTCGATGAAACGGCTAACAAAGCTCTTGCTGCCGTCATCCCATACGCGAACCGCGCGCTTGAAGGTCGGTGTTTGCATCGTGGGGACTCCTCGGTTTGATGACAGTTTGGGAAGCCGGCCGCTCGGGGCCGGCAACCGAAGCTGTCAGGCAGCGATTTGTTGCCGGTGGGCGCGCAACGCATCGGCCGCCGCTTCCCATGCCGCGAGAATGGCCGGTGTGTGTTCCGCCTTCGGGTCAGCCAGACAGCGCGGGTCGTTCATGAGGGCGCGGTGTGCCTTGGCCTCGGCTTGCATCAGGGTCTTAAGGTTGGACATGTTGGCAGGCCTTCCGTTTGCGTTTCGATAACCTCGATATACGCTATGCATATCGTGTTTGCAATACGCAAACAAACTAGACGTGATCTTTTTCTGCCGGCTTCCGCATTTTGAGAATGCCGGTTGGCACATTGGTGCCGGCTTCCGAAAAGCTTCCGGCGGGCAAGTCGTGCCAATCGCCCTTGATCTCGCCATGGTCGTACCAGGCGGTTGCGGGCAGGATCGAAACCAGAGTGCCGCCGGGCTTCAAGAATGCGAGGGCGTGACGCACATGCTTGAGGTAGTGCCGCCCGTAAAACGGCGGGTTCATCACCACGAAATCAAATTCAGGCTTTGCGGGGCATTCGAGGAAATTGGCAGTCAAGACGTTGTGGCCCTTGGCGCGGGCCTCGGCGGCGCGACCCCGATGCACCTCGATACCAAACGGCCGGCATCCGCGCGCGGTGAGGGCGTCGAGGATGCGCCCGTCGCCACATGACGGTTCCAACACGCGATGCGCTGGCGGTGTTGATCCTCGCGAATAGTCGCTAGGCTGATAGATGCCGGCGTGGTCAAGCGCCTTCTCAATGACGGCCTGGGGCGACCAGTAGAATTGCAGGTCTTTGGCTATCTCGGTGCCGGGGCGCTTCTGTGCGCCTTCCTCTTCGGCGTCTGGCAACACTTCGCCATAGAACTCGGCAAGCGCGCGGTTGATGTCGAGCAGCGTGGCGGGTGCGAAGAAAACATGCGCGTTGCCGTTCCCATACTTTCGGATGGTGATGCCGCGATCAAATGTCTGGTATTCGTCCGCTTTTCCATATCGCGGCTCGCTGGTGTAGGCGCGACCGTCAAGAACAGCATCGTCGCCAGTCTTATGCGCAACCTCGATTGCGCCGAACTCGGCATGGTCCATGAGAGGTTGCCCACCATAGGCGGCGAGCGCGTTGATGATATCGCGTAGCTTGTCCCGGCCGTAGGTTCCGAAATAGCTCCCGAAGCTCGACAGGATCACCCGCTTGGGCAGACCCTTTACGCCAATCTTGACCTTGGAATGCGATTTGTAGGCGGGATCGAGATCCGCGAAGACCTCGGCGAGGCCACGCAAGATGTGATGGCGTGGACGTTCCAGATAGTCGCCAAACGTCGCCTTGGCGTTGTCGAACGTCAGATCCGGCGGGTTCTCAACCGTCTGGTCGAAAAGCTTGCGGTCCCGAGCGCTGGCGATCCGGTCAATCTGTAGGCGGTCATAGATAGCCTTCCAGCCCGATTTGCACAGATTGCGCTTGAGGCTATCAGCGTTGACGTAGGGGCGGTGTTGGGAGACCGGGCCGACGAACTTGCCTTGGATGCAGGCCGCCATTTCAAGGCGGGTGTAAGCCGCCTCGAATGACCGCACCTCGGCGTCAATGGCGGCTCGCTTCTGGTCGTATTCTTCGATCAGGTCAGTGACCGTGCTTTGCCGAGCGATGGCGTTCATGGCGGTTCCTAGTGCTTTGTTGAGGTCGAGAAGGTGGCGAGAGCGGCATGTATCCCGGCGGCCTGATAGACCGGTGTGCCGTACATGCTGTGATAGGCGACCTCGATGATGCCCGCCGCCTTCGCAGCCTTGAACGCGGCCGAGGAAGCGGCGCGGCCGAACTGCCATGAGAACAGGGCCGGCACTAAGCGGGCTTGGCCTGATGCAACGGCGCTCTTGATTTCGGCGAGGGCGGCGGCGGTCTTCGGGGACATCGGGGCGGCTCCTTATGACTTGCGGGCGAAGCGGAGGCGTTCGCCATCCGTCATCACGGTGATGTCACCAGCGGCAACACGCTCGCGGCGGGCGATCTCAGCCTCCATCATGTCATTGCGCTTGTTCAGCACCATGTCGCGAAGCTGGCCGGTCGAGTAGGCGGGGTAAGCGGCGGTCTTGAATGCGGAGTCTGACATCGGGGCGGCTTCCGTTTGCGTTTCAACAACTCTGATATACGTCGCGAATATCGGGGACACAAGAGGAAAGTTTGCGAAATGCGAACGTTTTTCGAGCCAGGACAGGCCCGAGGCGTATACATCGGGAAAAATACACCCTGAAATACACGCTAAAATACAGTCAACCCGCTGATTTTATTGCGAATATTTAGATGTATGGATTTTTGCGAAAAACATAGAGCTATACATGCATAGCGCATAGCGGGGATGCGCATAGAGGCATGCGTATAAGGCTCTATTTATATATATATTTCTATACAAATACATTTATATATATAGAACAGTGGGTTAGGTGTATGTATTCCCTGTATGTTCCGGTTTTTAGGAAAATAGGCCTAATACATCTTTTTGCGAAGCGGAACGTTGACGTTTCCTCAACGATTGGCCCTTAATGCACCAACGTTCGAATCGCTCGGGAGCTAGCATCGTGGTTGATCTCATCAGGAACATGGTTGTCGCGGACCGAGGGAAGGCAAGGCAGTTCCTCAAAGGGCCTGTTCCCGATGACGTCGGGGCCGATACCGTGGGCCGGTTGCGTCGTGCCGGTGCGCTTGCTCCCGTGAAGGCCGAAGCCGTGATGAAGCCGGCCCCGAAGGGCAAGGCTAAGTAGGCATGGCCGAGCTTGAGATCAGGGCGGATTGGAAAACCGCTGAGGTCCGCGCCTTGATGCGCAAGCTGCAGCCCCCGAAGCTGAACCATGCGCTCAACATTGCCGTCAACACCACAGCGAAACAGGTCCGCACCTTTGCGGCTCGCATCGTTGCTAAAGCAGGCGGATTGAAGCGCGGTGATGTTGACCCCTCGATCCGCATCTATCCCTATTCCCGACCGTCAACGCTCACCGCTACTGTTCGGGGTTCGGGGCGCCCCATAGCGCTGGTGAAGTTCGCGGCACGCCAGACGAAGCCAGGTGTAACCGCCAACGCCTGGGGAACACGTAAGCTCTACAAGGGCACCTTCATTGCGACGATGCGGTCCGGGCATACCGGGGTGTTCGTCCGGGAAACAAAGAAGCGGGTTCCCGTAAAAGAGCTATGGGGGGCCGGTGTCACCCAGGTGATGACACAGGCGATTGAGTCCGGCGGGATCATGGCGGAAGCTCAAGACAAGCTGTTGACCAACGTTGTCAGGCAGCTTAAGCGCGCCGCCTTCAAAGGTTGATCCATCAAGAATATTGATGTGTTGAAATGGCTCGTCCCTGAGCCATCGCGTCGCCTCGCGATCAATGCCCATCGACCTCAAACCGAAAACCTCAACCATTTCAAGCCGTTATGAAAAACGCGGGTCCTTCCCAGGCGGTGGCAGGGTGAGGGGAGCGCTGCATCGCACCTTTTCACTAGCGACAGAAATCTAGGAAAGCATACCTATTCTATTCGCCACGTTGATCGGCCATCGCTTTTGTGAATGGGTCCACGATTTCCGCGGCTCACTTCCCCGGCGGAATCCTTCAATCGGATCAATAGCTTGGCAGGATGACGCGGGGGCGAGGCCTGGCGTGGGCCGATATGAGGTCTAGGCGCCGCCCTCTTCGCCATCGTCTAGCAGCGCGTTGACTGATGCGTGCCGCAAGATCACTTCACCTCGCAAGTGCTTCACCCTGGCCCTCACTCCCGGCTTGATCCATTGCGTCGCGGGGTGCCGTTTCTTCATAACGGCGTTAGGCGGGGCGCCGCCGGCCTTGGCCTGGACCCGCTGCCAAAGCCGGTCACGCATGTCGCGGCCGAGGGTGATTACAGCGGTTCCGATATAGTGCCCGGTGCCCGGTTCGGCGAAGAGGGCTTGAGCCGCCTTGCCTCGCTCCCGCTGATATCCAATTAGATCAAGATCACTGTACATAAAACTTTTCGCCTTCACCCAATTCGTGGTCGGGCCGCTGCGATACTTGCTGTCCGCGCGCTTCGAAACAACGCCCTCAAGCTCGGCTTGCTCCACCAGATAGAAGATCGCTTTCGCGTCCCCTGGTATGGCCTCGCTGAATTGAATCCGGGTGTCTGGCTTGACGATGCCATGCAGCATTTCCCGGCGCGCCTTACAGCCGATGTCGCGGAGGTCGTGGCCGTTCAGATGCAAGATATCGAAGGCGCCGAGGATGGCGGCGTAAGGGTCTTTCTGGATAACCCGTTGCATCTTGTGAAAATCCGGGCGGCCCTTCTCGTCGGGAACAACCGCCTCGCCGTCAATGATCGCGGACTCCACCTCAAGCTCTCGGGCCGCCTCAACGATGCCGGCGTATCGCTTCGTCCAGTCCGCACCGCTACTCGAATAGGCGCGGACCTCGCCGCCCTCGATGATGATTTGGGTTCGGTAGCCGTCAAGCTTGATCTCATGCGTCCAGCCATCCCCGAGGGGCGGGCTATCAACAAGCTTCGGCTTCATTGGCGGGATGAACGCTAGGCGCATGAACTGACTCACGGGACCGTGATTCAATTCAGCATTAGCTAAAATGGTTCCGAAACTTTTACCGCAAGACAAACGGTGGGATCGGCGCGCGCGCCAATTCCCTGGCGACCTCGCTTTCTATCTGGTCCAAATGTTGCCGAAGCGCCGAAAGGGCGCGATGCGTTCGCTCGAAGGAGTCTTGCACCTGGCGCTCCAACTCGTCACCCTCTAAGTTTGATCGGTGCAGGCGTTCGCGGTGCTCGTGCGCCGCCAACTCGGCTTTTTCAATTTCCGCCGTGACCCTGTCGCGCCACTGGAATAGCTCGGGGCGCTTGGCCTGCAATTCTTCAAGGGCTCCCATTTCTGGCCTCCTACAGCACGTCGATTTCGTGGTCGCTTAGATACGGCCCGTACTCGATTAGCCGGCCATCCTTCACCATCTTTTCAATCAAGGTCTTGGCGCGTTCCACGCCGATGAACTCGACCGTAACGGTGCCCAAGATCTCGGCCAGGCCTGGCAACTTGTGCTGACTGCTCACGGCGCACCGCGAGCCCATAAAGGACAGAATGAAGCCCTCGACTTGATCGTCTGTGAAGTTCATGCCGCCGTGTCCAAGCTTCGCGCCTTCCACGATGATGCCCCGCGCGCGGCGCGGCCCGCCGAGGTGATCCGCCGTTGCCAGCAATTGCCCTGTCTCATATCAGCGAGGCCTGCGTCGACCAAGGCCATGAACACCTTGCCGAGCCCATCGGCCGGTGCATCGGTCCAATCATCGGACAACCCGCGAAGGACTCGCATCTGTGCCGGCGTCATGGCCTCGACTCCAGCCGCTTGTTTTCTTCGCGTTGGTCTCGCAGATCGTCCGGGTCCGGTTCGGTTTCTTCCGCCGGACAGATGCCGCTATCGCGGTCGCAGTCCTCACATTGTTCGGTGGAGTAGGCACCGCAGACCGGGCAGGGTTTGCCTCTACTGGACTCGCGGTCTTCCTCCGGTGTCATCAGCTTCCATTCGTCGTAGCCGGGAATGCCGCTCATGACTGCCATCCCTCAAGCGTCCTGTACTCGACCGGCCTGCCATCGGCGTGGGCGCGCTCGATGCCGGCGACCATGCCGCGCGAGATGCCCCGGTCGGTGTAGACAACGGTCGCCTCGGCTTTCCTGCCCCACGCCAGCCCGGCGCCGATGCCCGTTGCCCGTTCCGCCGGGTCGTCATCGTCTAGGACGCCGGGTTGCGTGTAGAGCAGATGGCTTGCCGCCGGTGCGTCGCCGCGCTTCAAGCAGTCCCGCAACGCGGCCCGAGCATAGGCCACGTTCCTTTCGACTTCACCGGCATAGGGCGACTCAAGAATGACAAGCCGCCATTCCGGGTCGACGGCCACAACCGTAGCGGCCGGCCCAAATGGGTCACGTACGCCCGGCGGCACGCGGATCGCGTCTCGCACTTCTGGCCTGTCAGACCGCGCGATAAGTTCGGCAGACGTGATCGGTTGTTTGCCGGGGGTAGCTCCGCAGATGTCGCACGTTTCGCCCGCTTGAATATGGCACTCGCCGCACGGCTCTTTGCCGTCGCGCCGGCTTGGTTGCGGAAACCCGCTCACGCTTCCACCTCGGCGCGCGGGATCACGTAGCGGGTTTCTTCGCCCTTGATCTTTTTCGAAACGATGTTGTGGCCGCGCTTCCGCAAGGTGCCGGCGATGTAGCCGCGAACGGTATGGGCCTGCCAATCGGTGGCGGCCATGATATCGCGGATCGTGGCGCCATCCGCGAGCGAAACCAGTTCAAGGATGGTGTCAGCCTTGGTCGACTTCTTCGCCACCTTCGCCAGCTTCGGTTCCGCCGCGCGTGAGGCTCGGGCCGCGCGTCTCGCCGCTATCTCTTCCGGTGTCGACTTCGTTGGGGGCAGGTCCGCAACCGCCGCTTTCATCGCGGCCGGCGTCATCGCCACCAATTCCGCCTTATGGACGATCATGGTTGACTTGCCGATCTTCATGGCGGCAGGCGCGGGCTCAGTCATCGCGTCAACGAGCTCTTGCTGGTAGGGCCGCAGCGCTGGCGCCTTGCGGGCTTCTCTCGCCTTGCTGGCGTTCGCGACCTCGGCGGCGAGGTCTATATCGTGGCTGGCAGTGTCGCCGCCGGCAATGACCGCCTCGGCGACGATGACGGGGGTCGCCTGTTTGCCGTTGACGTACGCGGTTCCGCTGATCTCTTCGGGGATGCCGGCAGCGAGCACCTTGGTTGGTGCCGCCACATGCGGGAACCATTCCATTGCCCCAGGGATAACAGGCATCGGCTCATCAGCGATGTAGCCGGGATACTTCGCCGCGAGTTGGCGGGCGAAACGCTTCGCATTCGACTTCACGTTGTAGGACTTCATTGTCGTTTCCGATTCAGCTAGAGTGTTTGCAATTCGCAAACGACATGTAGCGCACGATATGCGTGATGTATATAGCTTAGGATCAGAAAAGTGGCGGGGCGAAAAAAAGTTGAGGGTATCAGCCTTGCCGCGTTTGCCCGAGAAATGGGCGTTTCTCCTAACGCGGTGCGCCAGCGAGTGAAGAGCGGGAGGCTTGCAAAGGCTGTCCTGCCGGACGGCTCCATTGATTCCGTCGTGGCGCGGGTCGATTGGTTTGCGAATTGCAACCCGAACCAACAGCGACGGAAGGCGCCGACGAAGACTTCTAAGCTTCGCGCCGATGCCGAGGGCGCCGAGGAAACCAGCGAATACGATCTCAAAGTCGAGAGGATGCAGGTCGACCTTGAGGCCGCCAAGATCAATCTTGAACGGCTCAAAGAAACCACCGTTGACAAGGAAGAGGCGCGCCGCGCGATCCGTTCGTTGATGCGTGTCTTCCGGGCCGCAATGCTGAATTTCGCGAACCGGTATGCGTCCGATATCGCGGCGGAAGTCGACGCCGACGCAGTCTTACTTGCCGGCGTTCTCGAAACACAGATGCGGGTCGCCCTCGCCGAACTGGCGAAGACGCGGGCGCCGATGGATGCCGGCGCCTTCGGTGACTCCGCGTGCTAGCCGACGCCTACGAATTTCTATTTGAAGACGGGATCGCGGCTGTTGAGCCGGACCCGCCTTTCACCGTTTCGGAATGGGCGGACGAACACCGCCACCTGACTTCGGTATCGTCTTCGGAGCCCGGCAAGTGGCGGACCTCGCGGACCCCGTACCTACGCGAGATCATGGACTCGCTGTCCACGTACTCGGCCATTGAAACTGTTGCGCTCATGAAGGGCGTCCAGATCGGCGCCGCGCTCGACCTCGATACGCCGTTGCCGACGCCTACGGGCTGGACCCGCATGGGTGACATTCAGGTCGGCGATACCGTCTTTGACGAATCAGGCAGGCCGACTCGTGTGGCTTGGAAGTCCGGCCACATGGAGAATCACGATTGCTTCGCCGTGAACTTCTCGGATGGGTCGGAAATCATTGCGGACGCCGGACACCGCTGGACGGTGGACGAATACGATCACCGTTGTTCCTACAAGCGCACTGTGACGTTGACGACTCGGGACATGGCCGGGAACGTCAAGCACGCTCGCGGGCACAACCGGTATGCCGTGAAGGTTGCCGGCGCCATTGAAGCCGAAGACGCGGCGTTGCCCATCGCTCCTTACGTGCTCGGCGCATGGCTTGGCGACGGCAACACCTACGCAACCCAGGTCGCGCAAATCACGAATGACGCCGAAGAAATGGCGTCTTACTTCCGCGAAGACGGGCACCGTGCCGTAGCCAGGCCGGCAACGTCGAATGACGGAATGTCAGTCATCCACATCGACGCTATCGAGCGCGACCGGGAGACATGCACTCGCGGCCACGTCATAGCGGATGTCGGCACCTATGACCGCAAGGGCGGGAGGAAGCCGGTTTGCGCGGAGTGCATGCGCCAGCACTCGAAGCGGCATCAATACGGCTTCGTCATGGACCCGGTGATTCGTCACCAAGAGGGCATGGCGATAGAGCTTCGCCGCCTCGGCATCCTCGGCGCCAAGGCGGTCCCGCAAGCCTACATGCGAGCCTCGCGCGACCAACGCCTACGGCTCCTGCAAGGGCTCATGGACACGGACGGCCATTGCTCGAAACTCGGCGCCGCCGAGTTCGTCAATACGAACGAAAACATTGCGAACGGCGTCTATGAACTGGCGGCGAGCCTCGGCCTGAAACCTGTCATCAAGCTTCGTCCGCCGAGCAAGTCGGTAGGCGAGGTCATAAGCAAGCTGCCGACCTACCGCGTCACGTTCCTGGCCTACGCGGAAACGCCGGTGTTCCGGCTCAAGCGCAAGGTGGCGCGACTGAATCCAAGCGAAGGTAGGCGCGCAACAGAAACGACGCGGCGGCGCATTGTCGAGATAATGCCGGTCCCGTCGCGCCCGGTCCAGTGCATCGAAGTGGAGTCCGCCTCGCACCTCTACCTCTGCGGACGAGCAATGATCCCGACGCACAACTCGGAAGGCGGCTTCAACTTCGTCGGCTACACCATCCACCATTCGCCTGGGCCAATTATGTACGTGCTGCCCACCATCGACATGGCGAAAAAGTTTTCGAAAACCCGCATCGACCCGATGATTTCGGAAAGCCCGGCGCTCGCAGAAAAGATCAAGCCGGCGCGCTCACGGGATTCCGGCAATACCGTGATGCAGAAGGATTTCGACGGCGGCGCCCTATTCATGACCGGGGCGAACTCGGGCTCCGGCCTTCGCGGCTCCCCGGTGTCCCGGCTCGTGCTTGACGAAGTCGACGCCTACCCGGCATCAGCGGATGACGAAGGCGACCCCGCGATGCTCGCGATCAAGCGAACCGCGAACTTTCCGCGTCGCAAGATCTTCATAACGTCGTCGCCAAAGCTCAAGCTGAACAGCCGCATCGCGAAGTCCTTCGCCGATGGCGACCAGCGGTACTACAACGTGAAGTGCGAGAAGTGCGGCACCGCGCAGCCCATAGTTTGGGCCGCCATCAAATGGGAAGCGGGACACCCGGAAACGGCGGCCTTCGTCTGCCAGGCATCGGACCCGGACACCGGCGAGCTTTGCGAGCACCGCCATACCGAGGCGCGGAAAAAGTTCCTGCTTTCGGAAGAGCGCGGCGCCGCCTGGGTGCCAACCGCTGTTCCGGTGCGGCCGAACATTCGCAGCTATCACCTATCCGCTCTCTATTCGCCTTGGTTCAAGTGGTCGGAATGCGTGTCCGAATTCATGAGCGCGAAGGACGACCCCGCGCTGCTGCAGATCTTCGTCAACACCGTGCTTGGCGAGCCCTGGGAAGATACCGGCGGCGAGAAGGCGGACCCGGACACATTGATGGCGAAGCGCGAAGCATTCTCGGATTGCCAGGCCGGCGCCGCACTCATGACGGCCGGCGTTGATGTCCAGCCGGATCGCCTTGAGGTCGAGGCCGTGGCATGGGGCCGAGACGAGGAGTCGTGGTCCATCGACTACCAGGTCTTTGTCGGTGACCCGTCGCAACAAGAGGTTTGGGATCAACTCGACGATTATCTGTTTAGGCGCTGGCCGCATCCCGCCTTTGAAAACGGGATGGCTATCGCGGCGACGGCGGTGGACACCGGCGGTGCCAACACCCAGGACGTTTATCGATTCGTGAAGCCGCGCGAGGGGCGCCGGATTTGGGGTATCAAGGGTTATGCCGGTGCTCGGGCTGTCTGGCCGAAGAAGCCGACCCGAAACAACAAAGGCAGGATCAACCTTTTCCCCATCGGCGTGGATAGCGCGAAAGCGACCATCGTCAAGCGGCTCGAAAAGACGGGCGCCACCGTGAGCGGTGCCGGTGCCTGTCACTTCCCGATGGAACGCGACAAAGATTACTTTGATCAGATGACAGCCGAGGTAAAGAAAACCCGGTACGTCAAAGGCTTCAAAGATGTGTTTTGGTGGAAGCCTGACCACGCCAGGAATGAGGCGTTGGATTGCCGTGTCTACGCCTACGCCGCGTTGCAAGGGCTTGTCGCCGCCGGCTTCGTCTTGAACCGCGAGGCCGCCAAGGTGGAACGCCTACTGAAGGACAGGCGCGGCGATGAGCCGGAACCGCCGCCCGTGGCGCTACCGCTAGACGATGACGTTTCGCAGCATCGTGGAATCCAGCCGCCGAAGCCAGGTGTTAAGGTGAACCGGAAACGCCGTCGCGTCGTCGGCAGTCCGTTCATGTGATGTCATGCCCGATTTGGAATTGCTCCTGGCCACGAAGGCGGCGCTACTGGCTGCGATGCGCACCGGCGCGCTTATCGTCCGGCACGGCGACAAGAGCGTCCAGTATCGCAGCATCGCGGAAATGAAAGACGCGCTCGCCGGGCTCAACGACGAGATCGCGGAAGCCGAAGGCAAGCCACGTAAAAAAGTCTTTTATCTCGATGTCAGGCGGGGCTACTGATGAGCGTTGTCTCGCGGGTCATGAGCGCGTTCCGATTGAACGGAGGCGGCAACAATTCGTTTGAGGCCGCCGGAAATGGCCGGCGCTTGCGCGGCTTCAATCCTTCGAAAAACCACGTCAACGTCGCGATCCGCGCCGCCGGCCCGACACTTGTTGCTCGGGCCCGCTGGCTTTACGAGAACGAAAGCCACGCCGGAAACGGTATCGATGAATGGACAAGCGCCGCAGTTGGTGACGGCATTAAGCCGCGCCCCCGCTTCAAAAACAAAAAGGAAAAGAAGGCCGCGTTGCTCGACCTGTTTTGGCGCTGGACCGAAGAGGCCGACGCCGAGGGCTTGACCGACTATTTCGGCCTTCAAGAGAAGATCGCCCGCGAAGCCTACATGGCCGGCGAATGCTTTGTCCGCATCCGCTCGCGGCGCCGTTCCGATATGTGGACGGTCCCTTTTCAGTTGCAAATGCTGCCGTCCGAAATGCTCGACATGGCCTTCACCGCCACGCTACCCGGCGGGAACTTCATCGTGGCCGGCATCGAATTCAACGCCATCGGCGCCCGCGTCGCCTATCATTTCTGGCGCTACCATCCGAACGATGTCCGGCCGCCCAATACGTCGAACGCGCGTGACCGTGTACGGGTGCCAGCGGCCGAAGTGCTGCACGTTTTCGATGGCCGCCAGGGCGGGCAGATCCGTGGCGTTCCTCGGGTCGCCCGAGTGCTCGTCAAGATCTTCGGACTCGAGGTCTATGACGACGCCGAAATCGAGCGGAAGAAAACGGCCGCGCTGTTCACCGCGTTTCTTATCGGTCGTGGCGACAACCCGATCTCTGTCAACGAAGACGTGGACGGCGACGACGAAGACACGCCGATTGCCGGCATGGAGCCTGGGGCCATCATCGACCTCGGGATGGACAAAGACATCAAGTTTTCCACGCCGGCCGAGGTTGGCGGATCATATGAGGCCTTCCAATACCGAACGACTTTGAAGATCGCGGCCGGCCTCGGGGTGCCCTACGCCTACATGACCGGCGACACGACCAAGGGCAATTTTTCTAACGTCCGAACTGACATCATCCGGTTCCGCCGCCGCATTTCGCAGTGGCAGAACCATACGCTGATCTTCCAGCTTTGCCGTCCGGTATGGGTCGCGTTTGTCGAGCGTGCCGTTATGGCCGGCATGGCGGACCTTCCCGGCTACGACACGGACCCGACCGAATATTGGGCATGCGACCACCTTCCGCCCCGGCAGGAATGGGTCGACCCGGCGAAGGATATCAAGGCCGAGAAGGAAGCGATCAGCGGCGGCCTCAAGAGCCGGACGCAAAGCGTCGCGGAACGCGGCTATGACCGCGAGGACATCGACGCCGAGATCGCAGAAGAGCGTGCAGCGGCGAAACTCGCCGGGCTTGTGTTTGACACCGATGGCAGCGTGCCGGCGCCAGCGGCCCCGCCGCCGGGTCCGGGTGCCAATGTCGACCCGGATGATGAGGACGTAAAAAATGCCGCGTGATCTTCCGCTGGTTGCCAGCCTGCTTTTCGACACGCCGCTGCTTATCCATCGCGGCAAGGCGAACACGATCCTTACCGCCATCGGGCCGCGCATCCTCGACGGCCTCGCGGTGTCAGTCAGTGACATTCCGCGCCCGGAACGCGAGGCGCGGGCGGGAACGGGTCGAGCCTTCCGTAACGGCGGCTACATGGCGGACAACGGGATCGCCGTGCTGCCCGTGCTCGGCACGCTCATTCGGCGCGGGTCTTGGCTGGACTCCGAGTCCGGCCTTACCAGCTATTCCGCGTTGTCCGATGCAGTCACGGAAATCATGTACGACCCGGCGGTGCGCGGCCTCATGCTGGAAGTCGACTCGCCCGGCGGCGAAGCCAACGGATGCTTTGACCTGGCACGGTTCATTCGCAGCGCGAGCGAAGCAACGGGCAAGCCCGTTTGGGGACACGCTAACGAGGTCGCGGCATCAGCGGGTTACGGCATCCTAAGCTCGGCGGCCCAAATATGGGCCACTACCACTAGTGAACTCGGATCAATCGGTTGTCTCGCCGCCCATGTGGACGTGAGCGAGGCCGACAAAATGGCTGGTGTCCGCTGGACGTATATTTTCTACGGCGACGAGAAGGCGGACGGCAACATGCATGAGCCCTTGAGCAATCGCGCTCGGGATGCCGTGCAGGCCGATGTCGACGCCCTCGGCGAAATGTTCGTGCAACTCGTTTCGCAGCATCGTGGAATCGACGCCGCCGCGATCCGTGCTACCAACGCTCGCATGTATCGCGGTGTTGAGGCGGTCGAGTCTGGTCTAGCCGATATGTCCGGCACCTTTGACGAAGCCCTTGAAGCATTTGCGGCCAGTGTTGACGAATTGCAAACGGTGTCACCGCAAACGTCAAAATCGAAATTGAAGGTTGGACTCATGCCGAAGCTTCTTTCCGCCGCCGAGATCGCCGCCGCCGCCGAAGTTGTTCGCGTGCAGGCCGAGGCAGACGCCGCCGCCGTGACCGCCGCCGCAACCGAAGCCGCCCGAGTGCAGGCCGAGGCAGACGCGGAAGCCGCCAGGGTAGCCGCCGAGGCGAACGCCACGGACGCCGAAAGAGCCACCACGGCGGAACGCACCCGATGCGAAGGCCTCGCCGCCATCACCGCCCAGGCCGACCGCCTCGGCGTCACGTTCAATGTGAGCGAAGCCATTTCCAAGGGCATGAGCGTCGCCGACGCCCGCTCCAAGGTTCTGGACGCCGCCGCAGCCGGCGACGCCGCGCCGATTTCCGCAATCGCAGTGCCGAAGGCGAAAGCCGAAACGACCAAAGTTCTGGACGAGGGCGCCAAGGTGTCCGCGTGGAAAAAGGCAATGAAGCGCCGGTAAGCGCATCAACAGGAGTCGACCGAAATGCCCACCATTTTCAATGAAGGCCGCCGCCACGGCGCTTACATCGTTAGCGAGGCCGCAGGCGCGACCGGCGGGATGCGCTCCCGCGAAGTTGGCGTCATCACGGGTGCCGCATCGCTGGTCGACGGAACCGTGCTCGGCCAGGTCAGTGTCGGCGCCGCCGTTGCTGCCGCTAAGGGCGGCAACACCGGCAACGCGACGATCTCCGCAGTTGTCACCGGTGCCGGCGCGAAGTCCGGCGTTTACTCGGTGGAGTTCACGGCGGCGACCAAGTTCGACGTGATTGACCCGGACGGCTTCAAGATCAAATCCGGCGCCACCGGTGCCGCCTACGCGGACGACCTCGGCTTCACCATCACGGTCGGCGCGACGCCGATGGTTGCGGGTGACGGCTTCAATATCACCGTGGCGGCCGGAACCAAGAAATTCAAGGCGCTCGACCCCGCTGGGGTGGACGGCTCCCAAGTCGCCAGCGCCGTTCTGTTCGGCAATGTCGACGCCACGCTCGCGGACAAGAACGCTGTTGTGAGCGTTCGCGAAACCGAAGTGAACGGCGAAGAAATCACCTGGCCCGAAGGTATCTCGGGCGGCGCCAAGACGGCGGCAATCGCGGCTCTCGCCGCAAATGGGATCATCGTTCGCTAACGCGGCGACGGGGAAAACGGGGAATCGCTACTATGCATATGGACATCTTCAACGACGACGCCTTTTCCACCGTCTCGATGACTACGGCGCTTGAGGACTACGAATTCAAGCCAAACCTGATCGGCTCGATGAACCTCTTCGGCGATGTTCCGACCATGACGGACACCATTTCGGTCGAGCGTCGCGCCGGCAACGTGCTTTCCATCATCCAGACTTCGGAACGCGGCGCGCCCCTGGACGAAGGCAAGAGGGATCGTGCCAATCTTCGCAAGTACGGCACTTCCCGAATCGCCAAGGGTCAGACGATTCAGGCATCCGAAATTCAGGGCATGCGGGCGTTCGGGACCGAGTCCGACCTCGAAACCATGATCACCTATGTCGGCCGCTACGAACAGCGCCTTATCGGCGACGTCGAACTGACCTGGGAAAACATGCAGCTTGGTGCGCTGCAGGGCAAAGTGCTGGACGCGGACGGCAGTGTCATTGTCGATTGGTTCGATGAATGGGGCATCGCGGAACCGGCAGAAATCGACTTCGCGCTGGACACCGCCGGCACCAACGTCGAACAGAAATGCCGCGACGTCATCCGCCTCATGATGAAAGCGGCGCGCGGCGCCTGGACCATGGGCACTCGGGTTGTGGGTCTTTGCGGCGACAGCTTCTTCGACAAGCTCACCGGGCACGTCACCGTCAAGCAAGTGTATCTGAACACCTCGCAGGCACAGACGCTTAGCCGGGCGTTCGGCGTGGCGACGCAGTCCGTGTTCAACGCCGGTTCCTACGCCGTCTTCGACTACGGCGGCATCCTGTTCATCAACTATCGCGGCACCGACGATTTCAGTGATGGCGCCGCGCCGGGCACCAAGGCCGGCCTTGGCATCCGGTCGACCAAGTGCAAGTTCTTCCCGATGGGCGCGCCAGACGTATTCCAGAAGACGTTTGCACCGGGCGAAGCTTTCGACATGGTCAACACCCTGGGTCGCCCGCTCTACGCGATGATGATCCGCGACGAGAAGCGCAATTTTTGGGTGCGCCCCGAGGTCTATTCCTACCCGCTGTATATCTGCACGCGGCCGGAAATGCTCTTGACCGCCAAAGAAAAGGCCGCCGGCTAACCCCGGCTCGCCATGGATTGGGACGGGCTCCTAGATGGTATGACCGCAGTCGTGCGGAATACTTTCAAGGAGTCCGTTTTCGTCATTTACAAGCGGACAGAAACCGGCGCCATCAAGACGGACCTCGCCGCGATTTTCGATTACAACCCCGAGGCGCTTGAGGCCGGCGGTAGCCTTCCCTCAAGATCTCGCATTCCCGTCCTCGACGTGCGCAACGCGGATCTCGGCTTCGAACCGTTGCCAGATGACGAAGTGACGATCTCGGGTCACGGCGTCTTTCGCGTCATCGACACGCTTCGCGATTCTTCGAAGAACACGAAGCTTCACCTTCGAAAGATTTAGCGATGGCGGCGCACCCGCGTAAGATCATCCGCGCCGCTGTTGCCGCCTTGCTGGTGACGCCGGACGAAAGCGAACCGCCGGTGTTCCCCACGAGCGCGAAGGCGCGCTTTTACGATAGCCGCGACTTCTCCCTTGATGTCCGCACCATGCCCGTGGGTGTCGTCTACAGCGCCGACGAACGCATCGACCCGGACTTCCGCCACGATGGCGGGGTGCGCCGCCGCATCATGGAGCTACGCGTCGAATTCTATGGTGTCGGCGATGCCGGGGCCGAGGCCGTGGACGATGGCGCTTTTGAGATTGAAAGCGCGATCCATGCGAACCCCACGATCAATAACCTTGTTGAGTGGTGTACCCTCACGGGCACCGCAATAGCGTTCGCGGAACAAGGCGAGGTGTCGCTTTGGACCGCGATTCTTACCTTCGAAGTCATCTATTACACGCACCTCGTCGCCGACGAGACTGGCCGCCCGACGACTGTCTTGCTCGGCTTTGACCCTGAAACAGGGCCAGGCCATGAGCCGGATTACACCGACATCACGGGCGAGATCTGATGCTTGAGCGCCGCGACAAAAACCTCACGGATCTTGAACGCCGGGTTTCGAACACCGTCCTTATCGGGAAGGTTTCGCAAGTCGATCATGGGAAGGCTCGTTACCGGGTCAAGGCCGGAGAATTCGAAAGCGACTGGCTACCGTTTACCAGCGCCAGGGCGGGCAACACGCGGACCTATGACAGCCTGGACGAAGGCGAACAGGTCGTAATGGTTTCGCCGTCTGGCGACCCGTCACAGGCCGTTATCGTGGGGTCCATTGCTACCCAGGCAAAGCAGGCGGCGGACAAGGGCAACATTCACCGGACAGTTTACCCGGACGGCACGGTCGTTGAATACGACGACGAGGCCAAGGCCTACAAAATGGATGTCGCCGAAGGCGGCAGCTTCGCGCTCAACATCGGCGGCGGCGTCTCGATAAAAGCCAGCGGCGGCGACATCAAGATCAAGGCGCCTGGGGCCTTCGATATCGAGTCCGCCGAACTCACGCACAACGGCAAAGATATCTCGCTTGAGCACAAGCATACCGGCGTTGAGCCAGGCGGCGGCACCACCGGCCCCGTCGCGTAGGAGGTTGATATGCGCGGAATGAACGCCGGAACTGGCAAAGAGCTTGAAGGGCTCGACCACCTGAAACAATCCATTGCGGACATTTTGTCGACGCGCATCGGTACGCGCGTGATGCGCCGTGACTACGGTTCCAACATTCCAAATCTTATTGATCGACCGGTCACCGCGGAATTTCCCGTCGACATCTATATGGCGCTCGCCGAGGCGTTGGAGCGATGGGAGCCGCGCCTACGATTGCGGGAAACTTCGTTTGTTCCGCTCGGCGACGGGGCTATAGAATTCAGTCTATCCGGCGACTATCTGCCGGACGGAAAGATCATTTCCCTCAACGGAATCGTCATCAAATGACTCAAGCGCAATATACGCTGGACGGACTACCAGTCCCGGCGATTATTGCCACGCTTTCGTATGAGGAAATCCGCCTCGAAACGATCAATAAGCTAATCGAAATCGACCCGGCTTACTCGGCGTTGCTCGAAAGCGACCCCGCGATCAAGGTAATCGAAGCGTCGTCCTATCAAGACATCGTGTTGCGCGAGCGCGTCAACGACGTCGCCAAGGCAAACCTTTTGTTCTTTGCCGCGGGCTCGGACCTCGACCACCTTTCCATTTTTTATGACGTGTTCCGGCTTGTCGGCGAGACAGATGAATCGCTTCGCACCCGTACCGTTCTGGCGATACAGGGGCGGTCGACGGCGGGCACCGAAGAACGCTATTCGTTCATCGCGCGCACCGCCGACTTGCGGGTCAAAGACGTGGCTGTCTATCAGGTTGATGGCGGCCCGAGAATCCGCATTGCGATTCTGTCCTCGGCCGATGGCGGCGTGCCTGATGCGGCCATGCTGGCGGCCGTAACGGACGCGGTGACCGGTGCCGGCGTTCGTGCTGTCAATGACGTTGTCGAAGTCCTGTCGGCTACCCAGGCGCCGCAAAACATCGTCTTGAACGTCTGGCTCCTGCCGAATGCGCCGCTTGCCATCACGAACAGCATGGAAGCGCTGATCCGCGCCGCGTGGTTTGACGAGGGCGGAATAGGCTTCGATCTCAATCCATCGTGGATCGCTTCTCGCGTCCATATCCCTGGCGTTTCAAAGGTTGACGTCGTGACGCCAGCCGCGCCTGTTGTGGCCGGTGACAACCAAGCCATTGTGCTCGGAACGATCACCATCAATTACGCGGGGAGGTTGCGTTGACAGCGCTTCACCTTCTCCCAAACAATTCCACGGCCCTTGAGCGCGCGCTTTCGGAGTCGCTGGACCGGACGCCATTTTTCGGGCCGTACATCGACACTATTGCGGGCTTGAAATATGGCCCTGTGATCCCGGCGACCTTCTCGCCCTGGGTCATTGCCGAATACGGTCTTGGCCCGATTTCGGAATACTTCCTTGATGATGGAATGCTGATCGTGGCCGGCATCGCCTGGCAGCGCGTGCGCGGAACGCCGCTTGGCGTCGCCATGTCGTTGTCATGGATTGGTTACCCCGTTCCTTTCATCGAAGATCAGAACGACCGCCGCCGGAAATGGAACCGTTATCAGGTTGGCATGGGCTCGATTCCCGGTTCGGAACTGCCGGTGCTTCGTGACGCCGAATACCTTGTCGGCTTGTCCGACCCGGCTCGCTCCGTCTTCATTCGTGGGTGGCACGGCTACGACGTTCGCACCCTCGAATATGGCGACGGGCTTTGGGGCGACTCGCTTTGGGGGGATGACAGCGGCGAGCGCCTTGACGGCGGTTCGGTCAAGTGGAGTCACGGCGAAGACCTCGTCGGCAGCGTCGTTGTGGACGACGATCACCGCAACGCACTCGGCGTAGATATCGCGCTCGGCGACGAATTGGAGTGGGGCGAATTCCCGTGGGACGCGCCCGGTATTTCGTGGGAAGGCGTTACAGACGTCGCCGCCTTCAAGTCGTTTCTTGTGCGCCGCTTGCCCGTCTATGTCGGCTTCTTCGATGCGGACGGCGAGGCCATCGGCTACCGCCGGCCGGTTGCCGTCCGTGACATGACGGCCAACCACGACGCCGCGCCGGATCGCGTTTTCCTCGAGATCGAGGCCAGGACAGATTTTCGCGACGGCGAGGGTGCGCATTGCACTTCCATTGCTCTGGTTTTTCGCGCCGGCAACGTTGACGCCGAGAAGCCGGGCAAGCTCTGGCTTGAGCCAAGCGAACTCGAATTTGAAGACGGGTTTTATGCGGCCGATATGACGGTGGGCACGGTGGCCGCCAATTTCGCATTCCGCCGGACGGTGCGCCAGCACGTCACCATCACAATGGAAATCTGACATGGCGGAAAACGAAGAATATCTTGCATTTGATCCGGCGGTTCGCCCGGATCTCAATGACATTTACGACCGCTCGAAAGTGAGCGTGCCGCGTGAGCGCGTGCTTATCCGCGAGCGCAAATTTGCGCAGGGCGGCGAGATCAACGAAGCATTTTCAATCGAAAGCCGGAAACGTACAAACATCGGCAATTTGGTTGCCCATGACGGCGACCGGGTGAAGGGTTGCGATATCATTTTGGACCCGTTTACCGGCGATTCAACGCTTGCGGCGGGCGAGGTTTACGTGCGTGGCGACGTCCGCCCCGTTGATGCGGCGACCTTCGCTGGCCTGCCTATCCTCGGTGATGTCGTCGTAGGCGTCCGGGTGCTGTCAGACATCATCACCCATGAGGAAGATCCTTCGCTCCTCGGCCTGCATGAGGAAGCGATCCGCTCCTATGGCGAGCCAGGCGCGGTTCGCGAAGAGCTTTCGCTTACATGGGGATGGGACGGTGACGGCGAGGACGGTGACCTTTACCGCGTGTATCAGATCCGCGACGGATTCGTGGTCGACCAAACCGCACCGCCGAGCCTGTCAGGCTTCAACCAAGCCCTCGCGGTCTATGACTATGACGCGCACGAAAACTACATCGCTCGCGGATGCCGGGTAACGCCGCTCGGGCTGTCCGCCGGCAAGCAATGGTTTTCGATTGAGGAAGGCACGGCAAATATTCTTGGCTTCAAGCGCACGCGCAACACCGCGACGCGTTACGGTGAAACCGAAGCGCCGGACATTCTCAACATTGCTTCGGAACCTCACACATTCGATGACGGCGGCACCGGAACGGCCGTCATCACTCTAAATCGCACGCCGATCAATTCGGTTTCGTCCGTCATCATCACCAAGGAAGTGACCGAAACTATCCCGCGTGGCGCCGTGGCTAACACCACCGATCTTCTCGGCCATCCCGGCGTTGTCTCGATCTCCCAAGTGGTGCAAGGCGCCACAACCTATGACGTGACGGCCGACTATATCCTCACGGGAGATCGGGTTGATTGGGCGCCCGGCGGCATCGAGCCGGCCGGCGGGTCTTCCTATGATGTGACCTATCGCTATCTTGACGACGTGGTTCCCTCGGCAGTCGGGCCGAAAGCTCTGACCGTGGCCGGCGGTGTGACCGGCGGCGCGGTTTTCGTGAGCTACAATTACAGCCTACCGCGCCATGATCTTATCTGCCTCGATAGAAACGGCCTTATCGTCTATCTCAAGGGCATTCCCGCCGTTGAGCAGCCGCAGCCGCCAGCGGCGCCCGCGACCTTGTTGCCGCTTTGCGTGGTCGAAAACGATTGGTTCGGCACTCCCGTTGTCATTAACAACGGCATCCGCTCCTATCCCTTTTGGCAGATCGACCGCATGTACAACAAGCTGGTCGACACCATCGGCCTTGTTGCGCTTGCCAGGTTGCAGCTTGACATTTCGGCACGTGAGCCCGTCGCCAAAAAAGGCGTCTTCGTTGATCCTTTCAACAGCGACCGTTACCGCGATGCCGGCGAGGCACAGAACGGCGCCGTGTTCAACGGTTCGTTTCAGATTCCGATTGTTCCGACGTTCAACGAACTGTCGCTTGCGGCGCCGGTCTGCCTCAATTTTTCCGAGGAAGTTGTCGTCGCTCAAGAGGCGGTGACCGGCTGTACAAAGATCAATCCATATCAAGCATTCGCGCCGCTGCCGGCGAAGATGCGCTTGACGCCTTCGCAAGATTTCTGGACGGAAACGCAGGATGTCTGGCTTTCGCCGGATACCCAGGTATTCGGCCAAGGCAACCGCAGCCGCGTCACCGAGGTCGAGGTCGTCACTTCAACGCGCGAGGTAACAGCGCGCTTTCTTCGGCAGATCTCGGTCGCCTTCGTCATTGACGGGTTCGGCCCCGGCGAAACCCTCAGCAGTCTTTTGTTCGATGGCATCGCGGTGACCCCGGCCGGCCCGCTTGTTGGCGATGCAAACGGGCGCGTCGAGGGATCATTTGTTATTCCGGCCAATGTGGCCGCCGGATCGAAACTTGTTGACGCCACGGGCGGCAGCGGGGCCACCGCCGAGGCGTCGTTTATCGGTCAAGGCCGAATTGACATCAACACAAATCAGCAAGTGACGACCGTTCAACGTTTCCAAGAGGCGCCGGCACGCGGCGGGCGGGGTGGCGAAGGTGGCGGTCGCGGTAGCCCCGACCCGGTTGCGCAGTCCTTCCAGTTCACAGAAGGGCGTCACGTATCCTCGATTGAGGTCAAGTTTTGTGTACTCGGAGACGTCTCGCAACCCGTCCTTTGTGAGCTGGTCACGATGGACAACGGCTATCCGACCGTTGATGTCATCGCGCAAACCGAAACCGATATGAACACGGCGCTTGTCGGCGCTTGGCACAAGTTCTCTTTCAACCCGCCCGTGTTCATCCCGGCCGGCGTGGAAACAGCCTTTGTGCTGAAAACAAACGACCCGGATCACTCGGTTTCCTTCGCGGCGCGCGGTGGCTTTGATGCGGCTCGGCAGGAATGGATTGGCGCGCAGCCCTACACGGTCGGCGTCCGTTTCAGTTCTTCGAACGCGAGCACTTGGACCGCGCATCAGGACGAAGATCTTACGTGCCGGATCAACGGTGCCAAGTTCGCGCCTGTCACCAAGACAGTGGCCCTCGGCACCTTCCCGGCGGTTGATATGTCCGACTTCATCGCCGAGGCGCAAGTGTTCCTCCCGACCGGTGATACCCGCATGCTTTTCGAGGTTGAACCGGAAGGCGAACAGCCGGTGCGTATCGAGCCCGGCCAGGTTTGGGAACGGCAGGGCTTCTTTAGTGGTCTTGTGGCCCTACGCGCCATTCTGACGGGCACAGAGAAGGTTTCGCCTGTGATGGGGCGCGATGTCCTCGCCATCGCCGGAAAGATGCAGGCGACCGGTGTGTATGTCAGCCGAGCCATGCCGATGGGCACCGCTATCCGGCTCGACGCCGTCATGAAGACCAAGTTGCCCTCGGGCTCCACCTTGGTCGTTGAAAACGATGCCGCCGACGATGTCTGGCAAGTGCTCCCGCAGGTCGCTGTTGAGGCGCTCTCCGATGGCACTTTTGAGCGGACCTATTCAGATGCCGCCTATACCGCGGTTCAAGGCCGGCTTCGGTTGACGCTGACGGGAACACCGGCGGCTCGGCCATCCGTTTCCGATTTCCGCTCGTTTTCGATTTGAGGTTGAGCAATGGCACAGACTCCAAATCGCAATTACGAATTGCCCATCAAGGCGGACCTGAAAGAGTCTTTCGACAAGGTCGTGGCCGCGCTCGGGGCGATAGACGGCGACGTCGCAGCGGCTTTCGCCGCCCTGGCGTTGCGGGCAGCGCTCAATAGCCCGGCGTTCACGGGCTCGCCAACAGCGCCGACGCAAGACCCCGGCGACAACAGCTCATTGCTCGCCACAACCGCCTTTGTAGCGGCGGCGGTGCTTTCGTTTTCGCCGCCCGTTGTGAACGCGGAAAGTCTGATCGGGACGATTAATGACGCCCGCCTTTCGTTTCAGGTGGCGTCCTTTATGCGGACGGTGCTTACCAAGAATTCGGGTGCAGAGGCTCGCACAACCCTCGACGTCTTTTCCAAGGCCGAGGTGAATGCGGCGGTCGCCGCCCTTGTCGCGGCGGCACCGGGCACGCTCGACACATTGAATGAACTCGCCGCCGCGCTCGGGGATGATCCGAACTTCGCAACCACCATGACGACCTTGCTTGCCGGCAAGGCGACGAAGGCGGACGGCACGCAGGCCAGCGCTCGGGCCGGCGTCGAGGCGATACAGCGGACCTGGCGTGCGACCGATTTGAGGGATGCGGCGCGTGCGGCGGGGCGCGGCCCGGACGCAATATTGGAGGATCAAAAACTCTCCGGAACAGGTGGCGGGTCGGCCTCGATTGGAGTTTGGAATCCCCGAACTCTCAACACAAAAGTCAAGGACGCATTTTCCACCATTTCGCTGGCGGCAAATCGGTTCACACCATCTGTTGCCGGGTGGGTTGAATGGGATGCGCCGGGTTATTCCATCGACAACCACAAAACTAGGCTTCGCAATATTACGGCAGGAACAACAGTCGGCGCGGGCAGTTCTGAGTACACGAATAAAGGAAACCGGGCCGCGAGCCGCAGCGTAGGCGGCGCGCCTGTCGTCGCGGGCAACGCATATGAGCTTCAACACTACTGTACTGACTTTCTAGGGGGAAGCGACTTTGGCAGTCCCGTTGGAAGCGGAGATATAGAAGTCTACACGCGCGTACTATTTTGGGGGGCACAATGAGCAACCACGTCTTGGTTTCCGGCGGGCTTGTCGTTCAATCCGACCGCTCGGGCAAGCCACCGGAAGGCTTCATTCCCGCGCAGGAAAACGTCGTGCCGGGCTACCGCTACAGCGGCGGGGTCTTCTCTGTGCCGGCCGATACTATCGCCACGCTTCGCGAAAAGGCGCTCGCCCGTCTCGCGGCCCGCCGGTGGCAGGCCGAGACGGCCGGCGTGGTTGTCGACGGGGTCTCAATTTCCACCGACCGCGAGACAACGTCGATGCTTACCGCCGCTTTCGTGGTGGCAAGCAATGACCCGGAATATTCGATCCGCTGGAAAGTCCAGAACGGTGTTTTTGTCACCGTCTCGGCACCGCAGATCATAGCCCTGGCTGCGGCGGTACGGGAGCATGTTCAAGCGTGCTTTGACCGCGAGGACGAATTGACGGCGGCTATTCTGGCGGCGAATTCGGCCTCGCTCGACGCGCTCGATATCGAAAGCGGGTGGCCGTCGTGAAGATCATTTTCACCAACGTTGAGTCAATCAAGGTCGGCTTTTCAACCACAATTGAGGTCGGTTTCGGACAAGCGTTTTGGGACGCGGAACAAATGGACACCGGCCGTATCAGAGCCGGCTTCTCCCAGGACGGAAAGACACTTTGGACGGCGGACACAGACGACGCTTCGATAGTGAGGCCGGGCAATCGCAAGCTTGAAATCTCTCTTCCTGCTTCCGCCTCGGCGTTGATGCTGCCGAAGCCGGTAACTTTCGATTTCGTGAGAAGCGTTGGCGATGACGCCCGAGCTATCCCCGGAAAATTCCATTGGCCCGTTGATATTCAGGTGACCGAAAATGCCTAACGCTATTTACGAAAACGGCGACTCCGGCGTTGAGGTCGATCCAACCCTGGCATCCGGCCTTCGCGGGCATCATGGCTGGTCGATGGTGACCGCGCTTGTCGCCGATGGTGAACGCCGCGTAAGGCAGCTAATCGATTGGACCGGCGGGGAAGGTATTAAGCCGGACGTCGGCGGCTATCTCGGGCAGTTCGGGCTTGTGGCTGACATCGCCGAGGCGACCGACGACAGGGGTCCAAAGGGAGAAGCAGGCGAGGGCGAGCCAGGCCCGCAGGGAAAGAGCGCATACCAAGTCGCGGTCGACAACGGGTTTGTTGGGACCGAAGTGGAATGGCTGAATTTCTATGTAAACGATATTGCGGCGGCCGCTACGTCCGAAGCGATTGACGCACGCGATATCGCAGTCGAGAAAGCTGACGCCGCCGAGGGCAGCGAAACCAACGCCGCCGATAGCGCAGCGCTGGCCGCAGCCGCAGTTGGCGGCGTCATCTACGACACGATGGCGCTGGGTATTGCGGCGACCACCAATGGCCAATTCTTCATCGTCAAGGGCGACGGTGTCGCGACCTATGCCCTGATGTACAAGAACGCTGCCGGCGTCGCAACGTTGATAGCTAGCTACCCAAGCAAGGCGGGCCTGGATGCGTCCGTGGCGGCGCTCGCTGCACTCATGACCGAGGAAGCAACCTACTACATCGACGGAAAGCGTGTGGTCGCTGGATTCAGAGATGACAACTTCCGGTTCCCCGTCGCGGTTTTCCCCGATGGCAGCTTGTATTTGAAAGGCTATGTACCGGCTTCCGAATTGCCCGAATACGGAGGTGACATCGAAGAACTGCAAGATATCCTGATCGAGCCGGCAGATTACTATATCGACGGCAAAAAGGTCGCGTCTGGCTTTAGGGATGATAACGAGCGCTTCCCCATCGCGGTCTTTGACGACGGCAGCGCGTATGTCCACGGCTACAATCCGAATGGGGACCCCGAGCCGGAGCCGGAGTCGCCGGCTACATCAGGCGCCGTCTATGGCGACAGTCTTACGGCCAATGGCTTTGCGGCTGCTCTCGGAACCGCCCTGGGGCGGACGGTCAACAATCGCGGCATCGGCTCCCAGGTCGCGCAGAAGATAGCGGCGCGGCAGGGAGGGCATGTGCTTGATGTAACAATCGGATCAAACCAGATCGTTTCAGGGTCGAACTCCGTTACCCACTTCAACAACATCGTGTCCACGGTCGACGGTGACACGCTACCGCTAAGCACTGCTGCTGACAACGTAACCCGCACAATGTCAGTGGTGATTGCTGGCGTGGCCGGAACGCTGCAACGCTCGGCGGGCGGCGGCGTCGAGACTTACACCTTTACCCCGGCGGCAGATCAAACAGTTCCGGTCCAATGTCCGCCACGCACGCCAATGTTCGTAAAGGGCAGTGCGGATACTGATCGTTCCCTCATTCAAGTCATTTGGGCGGGCATGAACGGCGCCCGTGAGGTTTGGGCAACAGACGAAATCCCGACTTACGTCACCGAAATGGTCGATAAGCTCATTCGTTTCGGAAACAACAAATTCGTGGTGATGGGCCTCCCCAATGGCGAATATCCGGTCGAGTATGTCGGAGGTGCCAATTATGCAGACATCAACACGCTCAACCGCAATTTGGCAAAGCGCTTTCCCGACAATTTCTTCGACACTCGAAGGTGGTTGATCGACCACGGGCTTACGGCACTAGGGATAACGCCGGTCCCAGGCGACCAAAACTCAATCGATATTGGCCGCGACATCACCCCCGTTGGCCTTCGCGTCGACAATCGGCACCTAAGCCCCGCCTGCAACACCGTTTTGGGTGTGGCGGTTGCTGCATTCATCACAGGAAAAGGTTGGTAACATGGCATCGCGCATCATCAGCATGGGCACTACCCTCGTTGGCGGCGACCTGCCGCCGAAGGGCTTCAAGGACAAGAACCAGGCGCAGGGGACGAAGTGCCTGTTCGACTTCACCAACCCGCTTTGCAACCCGAGTTCGGCGACGACAATTCCCACCAGCGCGACCTTCAACGATCTCGCAGGCGGCGCCGGTGCGTCAATCCTTGCGGGCACCAACTATCGCATCAAGCAGACAGCCGATAGGCACGGACTAGTGTATGACCGCATCGGCTCCAACGTCACCTTTGACAATCTTGATCTTGGAACAAGTCAGCGATTTGATCGCACGAAGGCTGCCCTGTTTATGCTGTGGTTCAAGCAGGATGCTGATGGGTCGGTTACCTCCTATATCCCATGGTTTCGGCGTCAGCTTGGCGTGACATCTTCCAACGTGGCTACCTGCCAGTTCTCGTTCGATTATGGTTCGGATGGAACCCGCGCGGAGGGCCAAGCCACGGGTGATACTGACGGTGACGGCGACGTTGAAGCCTTTGTAGCCGTTTCCCCCCCGCCCGTGCTGGCGAGAGGCGCCGCTCACCTAGTCGCTTTTTCATTCGTCCCCGGAACGGAGGCGAGGTTGTTTCACGACGGCGTGCAGGTCGGCGTCAGTTCGTCGGCCATCCCCCTAGCATTGGCCGAAGTCCCCACCGGCCACATCTGGCTGTCCCTTACGACCAAAGGCACGATCTATCGTGCAGCAATCGAGGAGATCGCGGCGGAGGCGAGTTCGACCCACCGCACGGCCAGCCAGGCCGTCGCTATGGAATGGGCGGCGTTCAATGGGGCTTTCGTATGACCGCCGCTCTTGCCTCGCCTAATAGTTGTAGGGTAACAATCCCCTTGGGCTTAGGGGGATACAGTGAGCGGGCAAGATTTAAGGCGCGGTCTACTGCGCATGGCGCGAGCGGCGCGCGGCGTTCACACGCCTTTTAAAATTACGTGTCTTGGTGACAGCCTCACGTTGGGAGTGTACCCGCACTTTCTATCCTACATGTTGGGAATAGAGGCCACTCGTCTCGGCTTCGGCGGGAAGACTTCAGATCATATCCTAGAACGCTATCGAGAAACTGCACGTCAAGATGGGGTTTTAGTGGTTTGGGCCGGAAACAATAATTTCGATGATCCCGAAGCCGTTGAGGCGGACGTCGATGCTATTGCGGCGTTACATGGCGACTCCGCAAAGCTTCTCGTGGTCGGCCTCGTAAACGGCGATTATCTTGGCCGTCGCTTCGGCGAAGCTGGCTATAAAAAGATCACCGCCTACAATGCGAGGCAGGCCGCCAGGTTCGGCGACCACTTTCTGGATATTCGAGAAGCATTGATCGCTCGCGTTGGCGGGCACAACCCCGATGACGTTCTACCGGCAAGCATTCGCAAGGACAAAATCCATCTTAGCTATCGTGGAAACTGGCTGGCCGCGAGGATCGTATACGCTCGCCTAAAGCAACTCGCACTTGCCAGCTAACGGCGGCTGGCCGCAAACCCCGCATTCTTCGTTTGCGAAACGTCAACGCGGGCCTATAGCAAATCCTGACATCGGAGATTTGCAAATATGCCCGGCTTCCTTCACGGCGTTGAACTCATCGAGATCGATGACGGGCCGCGCCCGGTCCGCACTGTCCGTTCCTCGGTCATTTTCATTGTTGGGACCGCACCGGACGCTGACCCGCTGGTCTACCCGCTTCTGACTCCTGTTCTCATCGCGGGAAGTCGTGGCGAGGCCGCGAAGCTGGACGTTTCGGTTGGGGCAACCCGCCTCGGCACTTTGCCAAACGCGGTCGACCTCATCCTTGACCAGATCGGCGCCGTCATCGTGGTTTGCCGCGTCGAGGAAGGCGAAGACGACGGCGAAACGCTGGCGAACATCCTTGATGGCGTCCACATCGCCATGGACTCGCAGTCCGCCGTTGGCGTCACCCCTCGCATTCTTATTGCGCCTGGGTTCACCGGGGAGCGTCCGCTCGGCGTCACCGGCCACGGCGCTATCACGCCCGGCGCGACTGGCACCAATGGAACGTTCCCGCTCGCCTTCGTCGGCGGCACGGGCAGCGGTGCCGCTGGCACGTTCACGGTTGCCGGCGGCGCGCTTACCGCTATCGCCATCACCTCGGCGGGCCGCTACACGGTTGCCCCGACCTTCTCGTTTGCTGCCTCGGCCAATCTTGCCGGCGCCGCCGCATCCGTCACCCTCGGCGCCACAGCGAACGCGGTTGTCGCCGAATTGATTGGCATCGCGGAACGCCTTAAAGCCGTCATAATCGCGGACGGCCCGAACAGCACGGACGCCGCCGCGCTCACCTATGCCGACGACTTCGGTTCGAAACGCGTCTATGTGGTCGACCCCTACGTGAAGGTTGCGCGCGGCGCCAACGTGGTCAATGAGCCCGCTTCGTCGGCCGTGGCCGGGCTTATCGCCAAGATCGACAATGACCGCGGATTCTGGTGGTCGCCGTCAAACCAGAACATCAACGGGATCGTCGGCACCGCTCGCGCCATCGACTTCGCCCTGGGTGATTTCAACAGCCGCGCCAACCTTCTCAATGAGGGCAACGTCGCCACCATCATCCGCGAAGATGGCTACCGGCTTTGGGGCAACCGCACGCTTTCCAGCGACGCGAAATTCGCCTTCCTGTCCGTGGTGCGCACGGCAGATATCATCAACGACTCCATCCTTCGCGCCCATCTTTGGGCCGTGGATCGCAACATCACGAAGACCTATATCGATGATGTTGAGGAGTCCGTGAACGCCTACATTCGCAGCCTTGTCGCGATGGGCGCGCTTATCGGCGGCCGGTGCTACGCCGACCCGGATCTGAATTCGCCGGCCTCGATATCCGAAGGCAAGGTGTGGTTCAACATCGATTTCACGCCGCCCTATCCGGCCGAGCACGTCATCTTCCGGTCGCGCATCGTCAACGATTTCCTTGAGGATCTTGTCATATGACCGCTGCCCTTCCGCGCCAGCTAAAGGCGTTCAATCTCTATCTCGACGGCGGTTCCTTTGCGGGCCGCTGCGATTCCATAACGCTGCCGACGATCACGCTGCTTACCGAAGAGCACCGAGCCGGCGGCATGGACGCGCCGAAGAAACTGGAAATGGGTATGGAGGCGATGACCGCGACCATCATCCTTTCCGACTACGACCCCGCAATCATCAGCCTTATCGGCGTTGACAACATTCCGCTTACCGCTCGCGGTGCCGTGCAGGCGCAAGGCAAGAACGCCGAAGCCGCCGTTGTGAACATGCGCGGACTCCTGGCGGTGACCGAATTCAGCGAATGGAAGCCGGGCACCAAGTCGACCAAGACGCTCACCTACGAACTCGATTACTTCCGCTACCGCCAGGCCGACGTCGAGTACGTGGAAATTGACATCATCAACATGGTTCGCCGCATCGGCGGCGTCGATCAGCTTGCGACGCAGCGCAACGCCATCGGCCTTTAAGAAAGTCCGTCATGACCGATATTCGCAAGCAGACGAAATTCCCCCTTCTCGACCCGATCACTCTTGAGGGCAAGGAAGTCACCGAGGCGCTTTTGCGGCGCATCAAGGGCAAAGACATTCGGGACATGGAACGCGCGGAGTCCGGCCTGGACAAGACCGCGTTCATCATTTGCCGGCTCGCCGGGTGGCCGCCCGAGGCCTTCGACCTTTTGGATGCCGAAGACATCGACGGGCTGTCCAAGGTCATTGAGGGTTTTATGGGGAGGCGGAAGCGGGCGTAACGCTCGAGTCCGTCTCTAACCTTATGGCGGATATTGCCGTCATCTTCCATTGGCCGCCTTCCGAAATGTGGGAAATGGACCTCTCGGAAATCGTCATGTGGCGTGCTCGCGCCGCCGAGCGGCAAAAGGCGAAAACGTAAATGGCCGGGAAGCCAGTAGCAGAAGCCGCCGTAAGGCTATCGCTAATCGACCGGATCTCCGGGCCGATTAAGCGGCTACAGGCGCGCCTCGCCGCTCTTAGCTCCCGTCTTGGCTTCGACCGCATCGGCGCGTCCGTGGGGCGCCTCGGGCGCGCCATAGGCGGCCTTGGTGACGGCCTGGCGCGAACGACGGGCCGCCTATCTTCATTCGTCGGACTCCTTGGCCTTGGCGGTGCCGGTGCCGTTGCTGGCGCCTATGCGCTGGCGAAGAGCGCTTCGGACCTCGGCAGCGAGATCGGCGAAGCCGCGTTCAAGCTCGGGGTCGGCGTCGAGGCGCTGCAGGAATACCGCTTCGCCGCCAAAATGAGCGGCATAGAATCGGAGTCCCTGACCAAGGGAATTCAAAAGCTCGGGATCAATGCGTCTGCCGCGTCTCGCGGAAATAAGGCGCTCGCGAAGGACTTTAAAGCGCTCGGGGTTGTCCTCAAGGGGCCAAACAAGCAGCTTCGTTCGACCGAGGACATACTGAACGACACGTTGTCCGCGCTCGCCCGCGTCAAAGATCCGCTTCGCCGCAACGAGCTCGCGTTCAAGCTCTTCGGCAAGTCCGGCGTCGATATGGTCAAGATGCTTACGGACGGCGCGGATGGGCTCGCCGAATTGAGGGCCGAGGCTCGGCGCACCGGGAGCGTCATGAGCGCTCGCGCCGCAGCGGCGGCCGATGAATTCGGCGACAACCTCGACGCGCTGCTAGTCCGGGTGAACGGCCTCAAGCTGTTCCTCGGCGTCCAGCTTTTGCCGGTCATGAACGAAATGATCGAAGCGACCACGAAGTGGTTTGACGCGAACGCAACCTTGGTTCGGTCCACTATCTCGGATTGGGTCAAGACCTTCGCGGGTGTCCTTCGTGACCTCATGAATCCGGCGTCGGATATCCGGCAGGAAATCAGCGGCATCGCGGAAAACTTTACGGCCTTCCTGGCCGCCATCAAACCTGTTGTGGATTTCCTCGGCGGGCCGATGCAGACGACCCTCATTGTGCTCGGCGCATGGACGGCGGCGCCGCTCATCACCGCTCTAACGGCCGTTGGTGCCGCCTTTGTGACCCTAGGCATCACCATCATGGCGACGCCGGTCGGATGGTTCCTCGCCGCCGTCGCGGCCATCGCTGGCGCCGCCTACCTGATCTATACGAATTGGGATTCCATCGCGAAGTTCTTCGGTGATTTCTGGGATTATGTCACCGGCCTGTTTGCGTCTGCCGTGGCCTATATCCAATCGATTCCCGGCAAGCTCTATGACGTCGGGGCCGCCATGGTGGACTCCATCTGGCAAGGCCTTAAATCGAAGTGGGGCGATGTCGTGGCGTGGTTGAAAGGCGCCGTTGCGGACCTCATTGGCTGGCTTCCCGAAAGCATCAAGTCAACCCTCGGGTTTGACCTCGCCACGGTCGCACCGAATGCGGCGGCTGGCGATGCCGGCGCCAGGGTTGGCGGGATGGTTAAGAAGCCGCCAGCGGAACAGCGGCCGGCGGCGGCGCCAGCGTTCGCCCCGAGCGTCAAGCCCATGGAAGACGTGACCGCCGGGTTTACGGCGGCCTGGCGCGACCTGATGAAACCGATTGGTGACCTCGGCAAAGCGACCGAGAAGACGGACAAGGTCGAGGCCGGGACGGTCACCACGAACAGCTTCGTGATGCCGGAACCGCTGATCGCCCATGAGCCGCAGACCGTCAACGCGCCGTTCAATGTTGGCGGTGTCACCGTCAACGTCCAGGGCATGACGCCGGCCGAGGCGCAAGGCATGGTCACGCGCGCGCTCGGCGCGGCGGCGGCGCAGCACTCGGCCAACCTCCAATCAAGCCTGTCGGATTGATGCGATGTCGATAATGATGGGTCTTGGTCCGTTTCGTTTCAGCCTGTCCACGGCGGCCTATCAGGCGCTTGAGCGCTCCGATGAATACAGGTGGGTTTCCCAGGACAGAATCGGGCGCCATCCCGCGATGCAGTTCATCGGCGCCGGCCATACGTCGTTCCTCTTGAGCGGCACGATCTACCCGGCCTTTCGCGGCGGGCTCGGGCAATTGAACGCCATGAGGGCCATTGCCTCGCTTGGTCAACCGAACATGCTGGTTTCTGGTCTTGGCCGGATTTTCGGATTGTTCGTGATCCTTGGTGTCGATGAAACGCAAACGTTCTTTCTGGACAACGGCGCGCCCCGAAAACAGGAATTCAATATTGACCTCAAAAGCTATGGGCCAGATGGCGGATAAGCCAGCTTTCCCGGATCGTGGGTACGACCGGCGGCTCGGGTCGAGTACAGTGTTTGCCAATTGCAAACAGGTGGCTTGTGGACCTTTACCGCGCCAAAGACGGCGACATGGTCGATGAAATTTGTTGGCGCTTCTATGAGAAGGGCCAGCAACCGCTTGCTGTCGAACGCGTGTACGAAGCAAACCCCGGCTTGGCGCGCCTCGGGCCGGTACTCTCGGCCGGAACTCTGGTCAATCTGCCGGAACTTCCGCGCCCGGAAGCCACGCCAATAATTCGGATTTGGGGTTGATATGACCCCGTTCGCTTCCTTCTCGTCCGATGGCAAAGACATCACCGGCGGGCTCGCCGACCGGCTCTTGTCGGTGGAGTGCCATGACGAGGCGGAAGACAAGTCCGACCGGGTCACGATAGAACTTGACGACCGCGCCAGGTGGAGCGACGGAGCCGTAGCGGCGATGCCGCTTATCGGCTCGACCGTCACTGTGACCCTCGGCTATCGCGAAGGCGAAGCGGTCACCTTCGGCCCCTACCTTATCGATGACCTCGACGTTTCCTCGCCGCCTCGGGTGCTGAAAGTCACAGGCAGATCTGCAGCGATGCCGAAGTCGTTCCGGACGCCGAAGACCAAGAGCTATCATCAAAAGACGCTCGGCGCGATCATGTCGGAAATCGCCGGCCGGAACGGATATGAGGCCAGGATTGACCCCGCGTTGTCCGGCATCGTCATGCGCCATATTGACCAGCGCAACGAGTCGGACATGTCCTTTGCGACTCGCCTCGCCGCCGGGCATGACGCCGTGGCGCGCCCCGTGGCGGGCAAGCTTGCGGTGGCGAAGCGCGGAACTGCCAAGGCGGTCACAGGCGAAGCCCTGGCAACGGTCACGCTTATCGAAGCGGATTGCTCGACCTGGGCGTTTAAGTATTCCGCCCGAGACGAAGCGGGTGAAGCCAACGGCCTTGATGGCGGCGGATCCACCGCACAAGGCGCCGCCGGTGCCGCCGGCAACACCGCCGCCGAGCAAGCCGAAGGCGAATACATCATTGATACCCAGGACGACGCGCCAACCGATGCCAAGGGCGGCGTCCGTGCCTTCTGGACGGATCTTCGCACCGGCGAGCTTAAAGAGGCCACGACCGGCGAAGAGCCGTTCCATGACCTCCGTTACACCTATCACAACGAAGCCGAGGCACAGGCCGCCGCCGAGTCGTATGGCAACAAGAGCGCGCGCGGCAAAGCTTCATTCTCTTGCACCATCGGCGGCCGTCCATCGGTCCAGGCCGAGGCAAAGCTAATCCTGTCCAACTTCCGGCCGTACATTCCGGCGGAATGGCGCATCAAGAGCGCGACGCATACCTTCTCGGCCAGCGGCGCCTACACGACCGCCATCGACGCCGAACTGTTCACCGAGGCGCAGGCCGATGTCCCGGCCGGCGTCAAGAAAACCACGCCAACCGACGACGACAAGATCGACCCGGACGCCCCGGCGGAACCGGTGGAATCCACGCCGCCGACCGATGGTTTCATTATCGATGTTCCGAGCTAGGGGCGCGCCATGAAGCTCATCAGCAATTGGCGAAAAGTGGTCTGCCGCGCTTGGTCGTTCCGCCTCAACGTCGCCGCCGTCATCGCCGCCGTGCTCGGCGCCATCGATACCGCGTGGCCGTTTTTCTTCGGCTACCTCCCGATTGATCCGCCCGTGTTCGGCATGGTTGCCGGCCTGCTCTCACTCGCGGCGGCTATCGCCCGCCTCATTCCTCAAGAAACCGTTTCAGGGAAACCCTCAGATGCCAATCAATAAGATCAAGTCTAGCAACCGCGCACGCAACGCAATTGCCGCCGTCATGGCGGTCGCGACCCTTGTCGGCGGCCGTTACATGGTTGCGAAGCCCGAGCCAATCCCGGCGGCGGTGCGGCTCGCCGTCGACGCCGCAATCATCCCGTGGGAAGGCCTGGTGCTCAAGTCACATTGGGACCGGTACGCGAAGATCTACGACATCTGCTACGGCGAAACCAAAGGCATCGGCCCCGGCATGACGAGGACGAAAGCCGAGTGCTATGACATGCTGATCTCACGCGTAACCAACGACTATTATAAGCCGTTGACGAATTGCATCACCGGTTTCGATAGCAAGCCGATCAGCCTTCAAGCCACTCTCATTTCCGGCGCCTATAATTTCGGGGTCGGCGCCGCCTGCAAATCATCGGCGGCACGCTTCACCCGCGCGAACAAATACCGCGAGGCGTGCGAAGCGCAGACCGCTTTCAACCGGGCCGGCGGGCAAGTAGTCAAAGGCCTCATCAATCGCCGCGAAATGGGTGACGCCCAACGTATCGGCGAGGCCGAGCTTTGCGTGTCGGGGCTTCGCTGATGCAAATCAAGCTCATCATCGCTGGCCTCGTCGCGCTCGCCTTCCTCGGGCTCTTTAGCGCGGCGGCCGTCTATCGGGGAAACGCCATCAAGGCCGAGGCGGAAGCCGCTCGGGTGCAAGCTTCTCTCGACCTGGCGCTCGATGCCAACAAGGTGAGCGTTGACACCATTGACAGGATGCAAAAGCAGGATGCCGCCAACGACAAGATCGCGGCGGACCTAGCCTTGAAGCTTGCCGCCGCGAACACCGCGCTAATCGAAACAACCACGGCTCGGGCCGACCTGAAAGGCAAAGATGAAAACGTCCGCTCTTATCTCGACGCTCCTGTCCCTGACAGTTTGCGCCGGCTGTACGACCACTAGCCCGCCGGTTGTGGTCAAGACTGTGACGGTTCGGGAGAAGGTGCCGGCGTATCTGATTCAGCCGTGCCCGAAGCGCTGGCACAAAAAGGGCGGCCCCGAGAAAACAGAAGATTGGATCGTGCGCGGCGACGTCAACGGCGCCGGGCTCGATACGTGCTCGGGCCAGGTGGATGGCGTCCGCGAATGGAATGCAGGGCTCTAGCTATGGCGCAAACCTCCGTCGAGCGCACGCTTGGTATCTTGCTAGCCAAGGTCGAGGGCATCGAAAAGAGCATTGCGGACGGCGACAAACATCGCGCCGTAGTGCATCGCCGCGTTGACGAGGTCGTTGAAAGCATCGGCGAGCTAAGCGTCGAAGTCGCCGCCATGAAGGGCGATGTCAAGGACTCCAAAGCGATCACCGACGAGGTGAAGCAATGGAAGCAACGCGGGATCGGTGCGCTGTTCGTGTCTGGCATAGCTGGAACGGCCCTCGGCGGCGTCGCCGTTGGGTTCCTCGCCTATTGGTGGGAAGCGATCATGCGCGTTGTACGCGCCGCTTAGAAAGCGGGTCTAGGCCTAAAACTAGTGAGCAGTGGGACTCGGGAGCAGCGGCGTGCTCTCCCCCGCCATATCAATCGATTTTATCCGACGTGTCACATCCGCGTGATCTAGCGGCGCCCAATAAAACCGACTAAGGGGGAGCGCGGGTTTGGGGGAAAATTCTCGTGAATAGCCAAAAAGACGCAGAGCGTATCCGTGCCGAAATGTTGATCGCACAGGCGATATACGACGCCATTTGCGAGATGAACGGATCTTCGTACAGGCAAGACAAAGCACCTTTGCGGTGGGATACTTCGTCAGGCCAACCATTGAGCCTGATGAGTATTGACGGCTTTTTCGAATTGCGGGAACTCGCCCGGCGCATAGCATCGAAGATCGACACGCCTGCGCTCATCAGTCTCAAAAGCCTCACCGCGCGGCCGTCAAAAAAGATTGACTTTCACTAGGGTAGATTTGCCATCGGAAGCGGGATTGACCACTACGCCGCTTTCTTAGGATATTCTATGATCCTGGCTGGCAAGTGAGCCCGAGCCGAAACCGGCAGCATCAAATACATGCGCAGGAATTGTATCGCATAGAACGGCGGGGCGCCGCTGTCCTTCCGCGCGGTAAGCCAGCGATTCACTTGAACCGGTGTCTTGCCGAGCAAGCCGGCAAGCTGTTTCTGTTCAAGCCCCGATTTCTCAAAGAGCAATTCGAATTCGCGCTGGTCGTCGGCTGCAGTGTTCATGCGCTGAATATACATTGTGCATAGTTTTCATTCAACGCCGCAATACCGCAACCTTGCCGCCGCCGGTCATAATTTCCTTGACCTGTTCCGCAGCGGTGTCCGCCATCTTTTGCGCGGCGCCGGTAAGCAGGAAGGCGTAACGCTTGGTCGTTTGCGGGTCCATGTGCCCGAGCAAGTTCCCGACGTGGGATAGCTCGAGTCCACCCGATAGGCCGGCCGATGCGAAGAACCGCCGAAGATCATGGCGCACCAAGTTTTCGGTGATGTTCGCGGCGGCCATAAGCCGTTTCCATGGGTGCGTGACGTTCACCATATGGCGACCGTGAAGCCTGCCGCAGATGATGTAAGGGTTGCGCCGCAGGCGCGGAATGTCCCTCAAGACTTCGCGTGCGAGGGCGGACAGCGGAAGGATCTTTACGCCGCTCTTCGAGTCCGGCAAATGGAGCCCATCCGGTTTCACCCAATCCCAACGCGCGTGCATGATCTCGGTTAAGCGAGCGCCGGTGAAGCATAGGAGTTCCACCAGGCCGACGAAGTGCGGGTCGTTCTCGCGCATCGCATTGAGGGCGATCAATAGCCGGATAGCCTCATCAGCTTGCGGCAACCGTTTCCGCTTCCGTTCCTTGTACCGCTCGACATGCACCGGGTTGGACTTGCGGGGCCGCCACCCCCATTTTTCGGCCAGATTGAAAGCCTTGTGCAGGCAGGCCGCGACCCGGTTCGCTTGGTTCGGCGTCGCCTTCATCTTGTGGTGCAAGGCCTCGATATGAGACTCCGCGACGTCCGCCACCGCCATGTCGGGGCCGAGGTGAGGGATGATGTGATTGACATAGAGCGCGGCGACGTCATCGGCCCACGATTTCTTGTTCTTGGTCGCCGAATGGCGTTCCGCGTGCCATTCGCGCAATTGATCGATGGTGGGCCGACTCGCGGCCGTTGCCTTTTCCCCGGCGGGGTCTTCGCCCTTGGCAACCCGCGCCAAAACGTCTTTCGCATTGGTGCGGGCAGCGGTGAGCGTGACGAAGCGGACGTCGCCGATTTTGTAGGCGCGTTGTTTTCCGGTCTTGGTCCTATAGGAGAGGTAATAGACGGCCTTGGTCGCGAGGTAGCGAAGCCGAAGGCCTGGCACCTTCGGGTCGTTCCATGCCGTGCCAGGGGCGCCCGAGGCGGCCGGCCGGTCCTTTTCCTCGGCCAT